ACCGGCTGGTTGGGGTTCTGGTCCGACAGCTTCTCAAACGAGGTCTGCACCACACCCTTACCCGCGTCAACTAAGAAGCCCAAGAGCTGGAACAGCACCGGGCTCGGCGGGTTGAACGGCATAGGCATAGCGAGCTTGCGCACGTCGTCGATCAGCGCGCCACCCTCCATCTCTACGACCTCGGTCGGCTGCAGGTTGATTGTTTGGCCGTTAGGCCCGCCCTTCAGCTTGAGCAGGGTGGGCATGTTCTGAATGTGAGCGGAGTCCATCAGCGCGCGGAGTGCGCCAGTGGCCGCACCGCTCAGACCGCCGATCATGTGCGTCAGGCCGATCGGGTATGCCCCGCGCCACGGCACGAACGGGAACTCAACAATCCAGTCAAGTTCCTTGCGGTACGTGTCCTCGGGTTCCCAGTTGCGGTAAAGCGACAGCGCCTGACCGCTCGACTTGTCAACGCTCAGGATGTACGGGCTCAGTTCGCCGTCATCAAACTCAAGGTAGGTGTAGACCTCAAAGACGGTACGCAGACCGTCCTCGTTGTAGCTGGTCGCCTTGCGGCCTTCAATCTTGTCGTTGGCTTGGCTGGCCTTGCTGAAGTCCGGGTCTTCAGGCATGCCGATGTCAACGTCGCGGTACATGCCCGACTTGACGCGCTTCTGATACTCCATCTTGGTGATGTACTGAACGTGCGTCTTGCGCTCGGCGGTGTAGAAGTTCGTCGCGGCGAACGGCAGGTACACGTCGTCGATCGGGATGAACTCGCTGCACGGACGACGGTGCTGCGGGTTCCACATGAACTTCATGTACTGGCCACCGCCGAGGGGTAGCTGGGTGCTGAGCTGCTCAAGCTCACCACGGAACTCGGTCATCTGCTCAGTGGCCTGCCAGTTCATGAACGTGGTCTTGCGCTGAGCCTTCTCTACCTTGGCCTTGTCCGACTCGCCGTAGATCTTGCTCTTGACGGGGCCGGTAGGAGGGAACACCTCCTTCATGAACCGTGCGGAGAAGTCAACACATGCCTCAACCAGCATCGGGTGTACGACCTTGTTCGCGCCGTTGAACTGCGCGCCACCGGGAGCGTCGTCGCCTAGGCCGGTGCGGCGCAAGCCTTCCTCGTAGAGCTTGTCGCGCTTTTCGCGAGCTTCTTTGTCGCGGTCGATCTTCTCAAGCAGGTCTTGAACAGCCGTCTTGAGCTGCGTGGGGTCAACCTCGTCAACGATGTTGGCGAAGTGCTCAAGGCTCTTGCGCTCGTCCTCTTCGTTCTCAAGACGAATGATAGCGCCACCGTCCTCGGTGTCCTCGACCTCGGAGGTCTCGTCCATCAGCTCGACCATCTCGCCTTCAAGCAGGTCGTCGTTTTCATCCATATCAGCCACGATTGACCTCGCGAAGTTTGTTGATGATGCTGTCTACTGCAGCGGGATCGTATTTGACAGCGCCGCCAGCCGCAAACTCATTTTTGCCAGCCTTGCTGACGCGGGCTTCGATTGCGTCCGGATCGTACTGAGATGCGCCAAGGCCCGCAGCCCCGACAGCCGCGCCTGCGCTGATGTTTTTTGAGGCGCGCATCGCCGGGTCAAACTTGGCAAAGCGCGAGCGCAAGACGGCGTCGCTGCCTGCCGGACGATCAGCCAGCATGATGTTGCTGACACTCCCCGCGTCCTCAACATCGTTCAAGTACGGTATAGAGGTGTAGCCCTCTTTTGCGAGACGCTCTCGCATGATCGGCGCGATGAGGCGACGCTCAACACCGTTCTCATCCGCCACGTCAGAGATAAACATCTCTAGTTCCATCTCTGTCCAAGGTTTTCCAGTTGCGGGATTCATGAACGGCTTGGACAAGTCAGCCTTCATCGGGAGCGTGAAGCCCATGGCTGGCGGCACGCCCTCAGGCTTTGCAAAGCCCATGTAGCGTGCCTCGGCAGCTTGCGGCGTCCCGACATGCGGGCCGAGCTGGCTCATGGCCGACTTCGACTGGCTCAAGTCAAACTCCGAGAAGTCATCAGGCGATCTGGACCAGTGGTAAACATCCGACCAGTCTTTACCGAATGGTGCTGCGTTGGCAGCAGGCGCTGATGGCGCAAGTCGCTCCTGCATTCTTGGAGAAACCATGTTGACGGATGACATGTCATCGATGTCTGCGAATACTTCTTCAAGGGTCGCGTCTGGCTTGCCCGGCGGCCTGCGCCCAAGGCGATATGCTGTCGTTGCTGCTGCTTTGGACGACACCTGACCGCCCATTACCGGGAAGTCTTGCATCACGCGCTCTTGCAGCGCCTGGCCTATGCCTTGGCCGCGAGATGCCTCTGGCACCTCCAACTCAAGGACCGATGCGCTGCCATCTGGTCGCACGACAACCTCAATGGTGCCGCCGCTTCGCGGATCGGTGTATCTGACCCGCTCAGAGCCTTCACCAAAAATGTTTGATGCGTCACGTCGTGATACATCAAGACCCGCACCTCTTCCGACAGGCACGCCGCCATACTCATCGACGGCATACTTGCGAGCCATGTCGGCCACAGCCTCGCTGGTGGGCGATGCCCCGAGCAGGCTTTCCATCAGAGCCGTGGCAGCTGGTGCGCCCACACGCTTGGCAATGGCTGCAGGGCCAGCAACACCAGCGACGCCCGAGAGCATGTCGCCCAAGGCAGCCAAGCGGTCGTACCCAGACGCATCCGCAGACGTCAAACGAGACCCAGCGCGCATAGATTCGCCGATCGCTTCAACCGGGTTAAGGTACTTGTTGATCAGCGCCAGACGCTCGGAGATGCCTCCGGGCAGGTCGGCAATGCTCGGCTTGCGCGGTGCGACAGCGTTGGGGTTCTGCTCCTCAGCCATCAGCTGAAGGTCGCGCAGACGCTCAGCCTCGGCCAGCTCATCCTTCTTGACCTTGCCACCCTCTTTGTAGCCTTGAGCCATGTTGAGGATGTCATAGCCTTCGCCGATGCGCTCAAAGCCGCTACCCCGATACTTGGGGTCATCAATGCGCCAGCGGATGAAGTTCTTGCCTAAGATGTCGTGAGCTGTGGCCGAGTCGATGTCAGGGTTGCTCAAGAACGTCTCACGGGTCTTGGCGTAGCTCGGATCGTTCTCCATCTCCCAACGCAGGTACTCAGCCTGCGCGTTCAAGGCGTCCTGCCCCGGCAGAATACCCCCGGCAGCGTCAACCAACCCTCGGTCAGCCATGAACGAGAGCAGGCGATTGGCCCGGCCACCCTGCCAGCTCAGCATACCCACGTTGGTTGCGCGGTTTGCGGCGTCGGTGTGCGTGCCGTACAGGTACTTCGGGTTGAAGACGTTCTCGCGGTTGATCTCAGCCGTAAGCGCACGAGCTTGAGCGTCGGAGAACCCAGCGTTCTTGAAAGAGTCAAACACCATCTTAGCCGACTTGGCGCGGTCAGGGTTGACGTTGCCCTTTGCCTCAGCTCTTGCTGCGTGTGGCGCGGTCTCCCCAGTGTAAGTCTCGTAAAGATCTTCCAAGCTGCTCCCGGCACCGCTACGCCCTAGCGCGCGCACCGCGTCAAACTCTTGTTCACCAGCGTCTGCAGCTTTGCTCTGCAGCGTCCTGATGAGATCTTTGAATGAGTCAAGCAGCGCGAAGTCGGGCTTCTTGATGCCCTCGTACTTCTCGTCCAGTGCCTCAAGCCCCACCGCGCCCCCAGTCTTCCACTTGACCTTGTTGGCCCAGTAGGCAGGGCTGCTCTTACCCTTGGCGATGTTCTTTGCGTGGCGAGCCTTGAACGAGGCGCGCTTCTGCTTCATGCGGTCGGACTCGCCAGCCTTGGGCTTACCTGCCGTGCTGGCACCCTGCTCCCCGAAGCGAATGATCTTCTCTTTGCCGTCGACGCGCGTCTTAACCACGTGCGACTTGGTCGGGTGGTCGGGTGTGCGTCGCGGCTTGTCAAGGGGCAGGCTGTCCTTGTCGATCATTTCTTCCTCGCGGCTCGCATGTTGTCAACGAGGTTGGGGTAAGGGCGACCGGCCTTCTCAGCCATGCTCTTGGCGGTGGCCTTCTTGGCGTCGGAGAGCGGTTTGCTCTCGCCAAGAGACTTCGGACGCTTCTTGTCCCAGACGGGCTTCTCTTTAGACGGCATATGGGTTCACCCTCTCGCGCTTATACTGCTTGGGCTCATCACGGTCGCGAGCCTGCGGCAGTTCAAACCATCCGTCGTTCTTCAGGAACAGGATTGCCTGAGTGAACGTGTCTACGTAGTCGTCATGCTCTGCTACCGGGAACTTGGTCAGCTGCTTGATGAACGGCTGCGCCCAGCTCACCGCTTGTCCCCGGTTCTTCCCACTCTCTGGCACCCACAACAGACCCAGCTCCAAGGTCGGCGCGGCTTGGTGTGCGCGGCTCACCTTGTCGGCCATGCCAGGGTTATAGCCGACGGCAGGCACTTTCGCCAAGCGCAAATCTTGCAGCAGCGATTGTCCGCTGGCCTTGGCTTCGACCAGGATGCGGTCCGGACGACGCGGACGGCGGATGCCGTCTTTGACTGTGGTGCCTCCGTACTCCGTGCCCCACTCCTTGATGGCGCGAGTGCGCAGGTCTGGGTAGGACAGGTGCTCGTCCCACGCGTCGATGAGCATCGCGTTGCGCTCGCCGTTGTGCGTGAAGATGGCCCATACCGAGCAGGCAGTGGGGTCGCCGGTCGTCTTCTCGGTGAACGCGCAGTCGTAGGACTGGAGGATGTATTCAAACTGAGGCAGACCCTTGTCAGCAGGCCACAGCTGGAAGTGAACGGTCTTGAGAATACCGCCGCCAGTCGGGGTGGGGTCCTGCTGCAGCTGGCCTGCTGTGCCGTACTCGCCGAGCAGCTGCTTGAGAGCGGTGATCTCTTTGTCACCGAACCGCTCGGGGCAAATCAGCTCACCGATCTTCTTGCGCGGGTCGTACGGACCCAGCACGGTATGGCGGCGCTTACCGTCCCACTCGGCGGGGATGCAGACGTGCTCCCAGCCGCCGATGTCCTCGATGATGTGCCCGCTAATGTCCCGCTCGTGCAGACGCTGCATGACCGTGACCATGGCGTCGGTCTTCGGGTTGTTGAGTCGGGTTGACCAGACTTGATCGAACCACTCAAGGGCAGACTCGCGCATCGCCTCTGACTGCGCGTCCTGCGCGCCGTGAGGGTCGTCCAGGATGAGGCGCGAGCCGCCTTCACCCGTTGCCGTACCACCCACCGACGTCGCGAGCCGGTAGCCGGTCTTGTCGTTCTCGAATCGCTGCTTGGCGTTCTGGTCGCCTGCCAGCTTGAACATCTGCCCCCAACGCTCTTGATACCAGGGCGATTGAATGAGGCGTCGGGCTTTCAAGTTGTCACGAATGGACAGGTTGCCTGAGTAGGACGCGGCCAGAAACTTCTGAGCAGGGTCTGTCAGCCACTCCCACATCGGCCACATGACGCTGACGATGGTCGACTTGGAGTGGCGAGGCGGGATGTTAACGAGCAGGCGGTGTATCTCACCGGCGCTCACAGCTTCAAGGTGCTCACAGATCTCCCGGATGTGCCACGAGGGGATGAACGGGACGCCAGGCTCCACCACATGCCACGCTTGCCGCACGAACTCATACAACGAGGCAGAAGCGGCTCTGCGCTCCTTCTCGTTGCGGATCATGTCCAACATCACCTCGGGGCTGGGCAGAGCGGTCATTTACCAGCAGCACCTCGCGCCTTGAGCATGAGGCGGTTCATTGCCTCCAGTTCTTCGTCGCTGAGGTTCTTCAGGTCTACGGCTGCGACCGCGATGGGTCCGCCGTCTGCGCCGGTGTGCTCCTGCGTCACTTTGTCGCCGTATACCTTCGGCAGCATCTTGCTGAGCATCCACTTACGCGTGTCAATTTGAACGCGCTTATGCGCAACGACGTCACTGTTGAGCGGGAGTAGCACCTGCTTTAGGCGGGGTACGCCTTTGGCGTCGAAGAGCGGCTTCCCGTCCCCGTCGAGCTCCTGAATGGTCACCCACTCGTGCGTCTTGTCGGACAGAGCGATAATCTCGTCGGCGAGCAGGGAGTAGCCGATTTTGCGCGCCTGCGCGTAGTGCTCAGCAAGCCCCTCGGGGCTGTCTTCCTCGACCCAGGTAAGGAACGAGGAGATGCTCGGCATGCCTTCGTCTTTACAGATGGAGTCGAGAGAGCGCCCAGCTTTGAGTTGCGAGCAGACGTACTGCCCCACCACCTCGCGGTCGTACTTGCGCGGCGCTCCGGTCTTGGCTTGGGGTTTGGGTTGTGTGGCCATACCGCCCATTATAGCTCCTCCGCCGCAAAAAGCCAAGCCCCGTCATGCTGGGTAAAGGCCTCCCAGTTTACGACCCACGCGCTTTGGCTCTTCACGGCAGACCAAGAGCCCCTCGATCTGGAGCTGTTTGAGCATCTTCTCTTTACGCTCTTGAGAGGCTCCCGGCCCACCGTGAGTCTTTGGCACTCGTGCGTAATGCGAGGCACCGCGACCGGGGTCTGAGCGCACCGCTCCGAGCAGCCAATCTTTAAGCTCAGCCTCGGCCACTTTGAACGGCGTACGAGGTGCCCAAACCGGATGAGGCCTCGGCGTCCTCACAGACACCAGCAACCCTTGGGGCGTCTTACGCACGACCACGTCGCTGTCTTGAGGGAACACCTCTTTGAATATCTCCATGTTGGAACCTTTCTCTCGTTCGCTCCGGTTTGCCCAAACCTCACACAACCCGCACTATACAGCATTTTCTCTGTTTTGAAAAGCCCAAATTTTAATCGTCGATTTGAACGTTCGCTCTCTTCGAGAGGAGCCACTGAACGTTAACTCTGAACGACCAAAGACTAAGCCAACAAAAACATGCACTTACGTATCCAAGCCAGAAACACATCAAGTGCAACCAACACAAGCTCCAAACAACGCAGCAGAAACAAGCACTTACGTACGTTCGGTGAACCTGCTGATCGGCTCCGGAGAGAGGACGAATGTCCCTCTCCTCCGACGATCGAGCGATTCGGCATTGGTCGGGCTGGGTAAACGTTCGGAGTAAACGTTCGGGTAAACGTTCGAACGATCACTCCGAACGTTAACTCCGAACGTTAACCACGAAAAGCTACAAGGGTATACCCGAAATTACCTTCTCGCACTCTCCCAAAGTGCATTGCGGACGCGGTTGAGGCTCGCAAAAACACAGGCACCCGCAGCAAGCCGGTTGAAAAGCGACGGGCTTACGTTCGGGTAAACGTTCGAACGTAAGTCCCGAACGTTCACTCCGAACGCAAGCATCAAAAAGCTACAAGGGTGTACCTGAAATTACCTTTTCGCCCCACCGGACGCGGGTTGCATTTTCTCAAGAGCACGTTTGATGGCCTCGGGACCCGCAGACCACGCGGCGCTGGGTTTCTTCTTAGGTGGGGCGGGTGCTGCGCCGTGTTCGGGTAGCACAACACTAAAGCGTTCGCAGGCGTCGTCGATGACTGCGCTGTGGGTTTGGTAGTGCCGCGCGGTTTGGGCGCTGTTCCAGCCTTTACGTTCTGCTGCCTCGAGCATGTCTTTAGTAATTCTTCTGCGGCCAATCATAGGCTCTCTCCTTGATAGTGTTGACTTCTGGCAGGTTCTTTTCTGCCATGTATTTGATAAGCTCGAACTGTTCCTCGGTAACCCACCAGCCGGGTAGTTTAACGTAACCCGCAGCGCGTAGAGCGCGGGCACCGGGGCTGTCGCTGGCGGGGCGGGTCATAGCGATGTTATCTCCCCTATGTAGCGCGGTTGGGGCTGCTCGGACCACGCGCGCAGGGCGTCCCGCATGTCGTCGGCGCATACGTAGTGGCCGCAGCAGTGTATCCGGCATGAGCCGGTGAACTCATACCATTCCGGCGCGTGAACCTCGACGTAAGGCGGTTTACCGCAAGTTGGGCAGGGCTTCATCAGTCGCTGTCCGTTATTATTTCGTAAGCTACGAGATGCAGAACACCAACGGCAGCAGCGAGGGGCATTCGCCCACTATACTCATAGACCAGAGCCTTGATCCGATCACCCAGCTCCCCGGTCACGTCCTCGGCCCGCTTGCCATCGCCCTTGAAGATGCGAATGTCATTCATGTCTCTCTCCTTTGACTTCTGCGATGTCCTCGTTGACTTGTTGCCTGCTCGCCACGGCGAACCGCTCAAGCAAATCGAACAGCCGCCACCACAGACCACCGTGCCGCGTGTACTTCTTGGCGTCTTGGCAGGAGCTTTCCATGTCTGCGTACTCCGCCCGCTCTTTGTACAGCTCGTTCAGCTCGTCATTCATGTGGCACATCCTTTACCAGCCTGCCGTGGGTGATGTTCTTCTGGCCTCGGACCTTGGAGTTGTCCCACGTCCAGCACTCGCCGTCGCGGTCGCCAAAGCAGACCCAGAAGAGGTTGTGCTCCGGCCCATAGTCGATGACGAGGTGCGCCAGAGCTGGACCCTTGGGCGTGTCCAGCGGGATCGGGGGGTTAAGTTGTAGGATCATGGGGTGTCTCCTTTTTGATCTCTGCGAGGGTGGCGAGGGCGATGTCGCGCATATCTTTGAATGCTTCTTCCACCTCATAGTCTTCGCCCCAGATCATTTGCTCATCGCGCTTAGCAATGGCGAGCAGCCCAGCTTCCGCCTTCGCCAGCTTGGCTTCAAGGGCATCCCGCTCCTTCTCAAGCTTGATGTAGTCGTTCTCCATCATGCAGGCTTCTTGCTCCTGCATTTCCAACTCATCCTCCGCAAACTTGGCGTCCTGACGTGCGGCGGCAAGCTGCTCGGTCAGGGCTTCGATGCGGTCGGCGCGGACGTATTCGATGCAAGGCTTATCGTTCAGCGTCTTGCCCTCGTTGTCGTCCCAATCGCCCTCGCTCCAATCGCCTTCCCGCCAAGGAGCAATCCAAATCCGTTCTGGTGCGTCAGTCATCATGCGTCCCTCCAGTAGATGCCCAAGAGCCAACGCTGCAAGGTGCGGGCGACGAGGTGCGGCTTCTTGTGGCCCACCTCGAAGCGGACGTAGAAGTTTGGGTCAAAGGACCACGCGGCCTGTGGTGTCGGACCCGTGCTCAGCACGATGTCGCTGCTGTCATAAAACTTGCCGCTGTATACGTTGTAATCGCTGGTCATTCCGTCACCTCCAAAGGCAGCTTCTCACAGTTCATAGAGTAGTCGTAGTCTAACGTGTCGCCCACGGGTTTCATGGCGGCTTGACAGGTCTCGTTTAAAGCATAAGGTATGCCAAACGTCTCGCCCGCCATCGGGCCGCTGTGTATTGTGATCCAGAGGATCGTCATGTAGGTTGTCATGTTTTCCTCTCAGTGCCGCACATTATTACGATAACTCTCGTCTTGCGCGTCCGCCGTGTGTCGCAGCCCCTCCGAGATCGAATCATGGCTGATACCTATAGACATGCCGTAAGAGTATATAGTAGCAATCAGGTTGGTTATGATGTCTGTCGGGTTTTCTGCATAGGCCGCGTGGATGGTCAAGGTAAGAGCGCAAAGCTCCCCCTCGTCCATGTTATCCGGCAGCGCAGCCATGATCTCGTCGAGCTTATTTGGCGTCATGTTTGGTGAGATGTTCTTAGTCAAAACGGGCACTCCTTGCCTTGTTTGTACCAGTCGCTCGTTTCCGCTTTGGGATGCTCTTTGAGTTGTGGGGGCGGGTTGGTGTTTTCAGGTTGTTTAGGGCGCAGGCCCATCTGTTCCATGAACAGGCCAAAGTCGCCGTAGACCTCGGGAGTCAGGGTGCGGTCAGTCATCACATGATCCCCAATCTGTCCAGAGCGAAGTATGATTTCCTGTAGTGCTTGATGAGGCGGTCCACGCGCTCAATTTTGTCCCTGACCTGAATGTGCGGGCTCGGCTGATCTCCAGGAATGTTGGTCAGCGTCTCACGATAATCCCACAGCGCCGTCAGCACGATGTGCGTGTCCATTGCTCCAAGTCTGACGGCCATTATTCATCCTCCTCATCATCGAAGTCATCGTCATCAACAATGCCCACACCGCCGCAGTTATCGCAGTCGTCTTCATACTCCTCGATGTAACCTTGCGGGTTAGAGAAAGAGGCGCGGATAACCCTCTCGTAAGTCTGAGTTCCGGTTCCGCCGCACTCGGGGCAGGTCTTGGTAGGTGTCATGCTGCTCTCCTCGTGTAGAACGGTTCAATCACCTTGGGGTTGGGCGCTGAGCCCACAACCCAGAACGCAGTGCTGTCGTCGTAGTCGAGCTGATCGTTCTGGGTGAGCCAGCGCCACATCTTCGCCTCGTAAGTCGGGTGGAAGTTGATGCCGTCATACTGCTCGCCTTTGAAGTGGTCGGAGTACTTGCTGAACCCGCTGTCGTGCAGGCTGTAATGCCGCCATTTGAACGGCAGATGGTCTACGTCCAGGCCGATGTACTGCAGGCGAGCACGCACCCAGGGCAGCTTGTCCGGCCCGATGCCGACAGTGAACAGCTCTTCTACGTTCTTCGGGTCGCGCAGCAGACCGAGCATGACGCTGGTCAGGGAGTTGCATGAACCCGCAGGCATGATGAGCCGACGCACGTCATCGGGGATGTTGCTCAGCTGGTTCGCGCCGACCTCGTGGAACTTGCGTACAGCTTCGGGGTCGTACCTGTCATGCGGAACCGTGATGCCGTACTCAACCACGAGAGACTTGTCTTGGGTGAGGTCGGCCACGCGGCGCTGGATGATCGGGTTATAGGGGCCATTGGCGTATTCAAACTCTGCGCCGAAGCCGTAGGCGATGCGCGGGTTCTCATGACGCAGGACGGTGTCGGGTTTGCTGTACACGACCTGCCGAGCCGGCAAACCGTAGTGCTGCCCGACGATCGCGCTCATGCTCAGTTGCGGAGACTGGATGCTCGCCCCGGTGACGATGTGAGACTTGCCTGCGCGAAACTTGTTTACGTACCAGATGAGTTGGCGCATCTTGGAGCCGTTAGGACCACCGTAGCCGAGCGGCGCGAAGTAGTCGTCGCGTTTGAACCAGAGACCACTGCGGTTCTCCCATGGCGTCATTGCGCCCAGGTAGCTTTCCCACTCAATGACGTTACGGTCAAGCGAGTGAACGGGGAATATGGTGTTGGTCATGCGTACCTTCCGTTGAAAAGAGCGTGCCCTGCAGCGTCAGGAAACCGAGCGCCCAGGTTCATGATGAGGTTGGAGTCCACGGCCTCGTTAAAGCCGTCAACCGGGCTTACGTAGAACTTGACACCGCTATACGCGGTCTTGACAGCCGCAATACCTACAGAACCTCGGCTGTTGGTGAACCAGATCACCTCAAGCAGTTCCGGGTCTTCATTTATGGGTTCGCCAGAGGTCATTGAGTTTTCTCCGGCACGTTGACGAGCATGAATGTGCGACCGTTGACAGCGACCCGGCGCTGAACGCAAGCCTTGGCCGCAGCGTATAGTTGAGAGGTCATGCGGTCTTGTTGGCCGCTGTTCATCCAGTCAGGGTGGGCGACCCACATCTGGTGAGCGTTCTTCCAGGTCTCGCCGGTCTCGACGCAGGTAATGGTGCGGTCGAGTTTGAGCGAGGTCTGCATGTTGGGGCGACTAAGAACGTCTGCGGGCTTCATACTGCAAAACAACTCCGCGCACCTCCGTTCGGCAGTCTTGCGGTCGCTAAACCGAGTCACCGGCTTAGGGCTGTGTTCATTGTAGAACGACACCAACTGCGGGGTCGTCATGGCTGAGAAGTTTAGCCTCTTCATTGGTATTCTCCAAGCGATAAGTTTCTGAGGTCACCAGCCGAGACCGTGGCCGATGAAGAACAACCCGTAGCCGATGGCGAAGATTGCGATGCAGGCAATCAGGTCAGCGAGGATGTCACGAATGCGGTATTTCATTTTTGGTTCTCCTGTTACCAGCCGAACTTGTCGGCGCAGATGGGTCCGATGCCGCGATCCACAGACTCGGGGTTGGTCAGTTCGCGATTGCAGATGCAGCAGTGGCCGGTCAGGTGACCGTAAGCCTCAGCCGCACCCACGGGGTCGTTGATGAGGTTTACCACAATGCCTTCCTGCGCGGAGTCGCATTCGCGGACCTTGAAGAACCGACCACCCATGACCTTACCCAAGTACTGGCCGGACTCAGTGACGTAGAGCGCGCCAGGGTTCTTGCTGGTGTCACCGGCGGGCTTGATAACCATGTCGCCCAGGGTGATGCGCGGCCATTTCAGGCCGTTGGCCTTGGCCTTGAGAAACGACTGCTCAAGACGAGCGGCATCTACGGCGGGAGCTGCGGACTCACGCGCGGCCTTTTCAGCAGCCCATTCAGCCTTGCGAGCCTGAGACCGCTCGGTAGCATTGCGCACAGCGACTTCCTGACGCTCGGTAAAGCTGCCGTAGGTGCGCAGGCTCTCGAGGAGAGACGCGGCGAACTCAAGACCACGACCAGCGGCTTCACGCAGCCACTCGGCTTCTGCCGGGTTAGCGGCCAGCCAAGCCTCGTAAGCTGCGCGGACCTCAGTTTCTTTGGCGTTGCGCTTTGCAGCGGCAGCGTCGCGAGACTTTGCGCGGGATTCGGGAGAGGTCTTGAACACCTTGTAGCCGACGCCATCACACATGGTGCAGCGTCCGTCGCCGGTGCAGTCACCGTGCCCATGCCACATGCCGTCCCCGCCACACTTAGAGCAGGTCTCACGGTACACGCGGCGCATGGTGGTAGCGCCGTCAGCAGTGCGCGACAGTTTGAAGCGCATCGGCGGCTCGTCATCGGGCAGGTCGCCGAAGATGTCGTTGATGGTTGTGGATGCAGTCATCGGAGTTCTCCAGTTATCGAGTTATTGAAGTGGAGTATAGGGCGGTCTTTCAAGAAAGTAAAGGGGGCATTTTCCACGCCCCCTGCAGGGGTCGGCTCATGCCTTCCCGAAGTTCCAGACGATGCGCTGAGCGCGCCGGATGCCAAAGAAGACGATCGCGAGGTCGTCGTCTGCGAGCAGGCAGACCGAGTAGAGGCCGGTGGCTCCCGAGGTAGAGGAGCGGAGCCAGTTGCGCGCATGTGCGCGGGCTTCGCTCAGGGTTGGCGCGCGGCCAGGGTTGGCCAGAAGCACCAGGGTCTCCGGGGTGACCATTTTGGCAGTAGAGGTGCCAGCTTTAGGGAAACGGTAAGCCATGGGAGTCTCCTTCTCCAGTTATAGGGTTGGCCTTCTGGATGCCAGCCCCGCAGGGCTGGTTACCGGAAGGTCACACCTTCATGAACGATTCGTAGCGGCCAATGTACCCGCCCTTCGCTTTGTCAAGGACCACGATGGCGGTCCAGCGACCTTTCGGGGTGCACACGACTATGAAGCGGTCGTCGGTGTCGGGGTACATGTCGCGTTCTTCTTCAATACGCTTCATCAGGTTCTGCTCGGTCTTGTAGGTCTTGACGTAGGGGCTGTCGAGGTCCATGGTGATTTGGCGAAGGGCCATGTCAGTTCTCCAGTTATCGGGTTAAGTTCAGAATGCGACGTCGTTCTCGGCGAACCACTTGCAGACTTCATAGTCTTCGCAGAAGCAGAGGTTGCTTTCCAACGAGGCGAGAGCCAGGACGTCGAAGTCGGCTTCGCTGGCGGCTTTGTCCAAGTGGATCGTTTCGTTAGCGTTCAGCTCGGCGCAATAAACCATGTACTTGACGCGGTCAGCGAGGTCTTCGGGACGACCAACGGGCAGCGCGTTAGCTACGTTTGCGATCTGGGCGAAGGTTTGAGCGGCCATGTGCGTGTCTCCAGTTATCGAGTTATCCGACCCCTGTGGGCCATGGAATGACTATAGTTTCATTCAACGTGGAAGGCAAGCGTTATTTTTGCTTTTAAGCCAAAAAAGTTTTTCCGCTTGCCTTTTGAGAAAATCGCGCCCATAATCACCGGATAACGTATAACTGGAGACCGTATGCAACTGCGCCCCTACCAACAAGAAGCTGTCACCGCCGCCCTAAAATCATTGGGCCGGGGCGCTAATCCTGTTTTGCAGCTTGCCACCGGCACGGGTAAGTCGCTCATCATTGCAGACCTCGCTGAGCACTGCCGCCTTGCCGGCAAACAGGCTTGGGCTCTCACGCACGTTCAACAGCTCGTGGGTCAGAACGCGGCCACATACACCCGTTACACAGGCATGGAACCCGCCATAGTTTGCGCAGGTTTGAACCGCAAAGACACGTTCGGCGGGGTTACGTTCGGCACCATCCAGAGCATGATGGGTATGCTGCCGGAACTCAAAGCGCCGGACCTCGTCATCATCGACGAGGCGCACCGTGTGCCGCACAACGAGGGTGAACCCACGCTCTACGAGACGATCCTCCGCCGTTACCCCCAGGCCCAGCGCGTAGCTATGACCGCCACGCCTTGGCGAATGGACAACGGAACCATTTACGGCGACGGAGAGCAGTTCTGGTTCGACAAGCTCGCCTACAACTACACTGTGCCTCGCGCTGTGGCAGACGGATGGCTCTGCCCGTTGGTCGGTGTTGAGACGGCCATTCAGCTCGACGTTGACGAAGTCACAGTGCAGGGCGACTTCACGCAGTCTGAAGTAGAAGAGATGCAGACCGAGAACTGGTTGCATGCCGTGGCTGAGTCGATGGTCTCTCTGGCCGGGAAGCGCAACCACGTCGCCGTTTACTGCCCCACCGTGGCCGCAGCTCAGCGCACAGCGCAGATCATCAATGATGTGACCGGCTGGACAACCGAGGTCTTGCACGGCGGTCTCCGCCAAGACCAGCGCGACGCAGCGTTCGCCCGGTTCGGCTCGGGAGAGGTCCGGGTCCTGTGCTCGGTTGACATGATCACCACGGGCTTCGACTTCCCGGCGCTCGACTGCATTGTTTGCCTCCGCCCCACGCTTTCATCGTCTCTGTGGGTTCAGATTCAGGGTCGCGGCACACGCCTACACCCGAGCAAAAAGAACTGCCTCGTGCTTGACTACGTGGGCAACCTCATCCGGCTCGGCGGCGTAGACATGTACGAGACGTTCTACCGCGAGCAGGGTCGCGTTGAAGTTGAGGCTGTGCCGAGTAAGCCTTACGTCCGGCGCGAGCGCAAGATTTACCCCGGTGTGCGCACCCTCGCCCCCATCGACCCCATGACCGGCAAGGAGGCCACCGAGGGCTCCGCCATAATCGCTCAGGTTCACGCAGTCAACAGCGTGGCGATACCTACCCGGCGCGCACCCGACGCCCCGGTGCTGCTCGTGCAGTACACCTGCACCACCCCCGAAGGCGCACGCATCGACGCCTCTCAGTTCATCAACACCGAGTCCCCCAACCGCGCCACGCTGGAGTTCTTCAACAGTCGCGCGTTGGCCGTAAATCTACCTTCCCCCGCCCGTTCACTATCGTGGCAGATGAAAGGCGCTCGTCAACCCTACGCGGTCACAGTGCGCAAGTCCGGACGCTATTGGAATGTGATTGAGGAGCACTTTGGAGATACCCAATGAGCAGTAAGCCGCCCAAACACATCTGGGCCGTAAACGAACAGCCCAAGCCTCTCGATTACGCACTGGCGTATGCGCGGCTCGGCTGGCACGTGTTGCCGGTATGGTCAGTTGACGAACAAGGTCAGTGTCGCTGCGGGCGACCCAATAATGAGAAGGGCCACAAGCCGGGTAAGCACCCGCAGTCAAGCCTTGTGCCGCACGGACACCAAGACGCGAGCATTAACGAACAGACTATCCGGGACTGGTGGGCCACGGACCCCGAGGCGGGCATAGGCATCAGCCTCGCAGACTCCGGGCTGTTGGCGCTAGACATTGACCCGCAGAACGGCGGACAGGAGTCTCTGTCGGCAATAGAAGCTGAGCACGGGGTGTTGCACTCGGACTGCACGGCAATCACGCAGGGCGGAGGAGAGCACCGGCTGTTCCGGGCTGACGCGGCGATGACCTACCCCGGCACACTCGGCAAGGGACTAGACCTCAAGCATCAGGGTTATATCTGCGTTGCGCCCACGCTGGGACCGTCGGGCGACTACCGTTGGGCCCAGGGCCGCTCCCCGCTCAGCCAGTCGTCACCGGCGCGACCCTCTCCGCTGCCCACTCTGATTGCTGACAAGGCTCGAGCTCCGGTGAATTACTCACTGACCGAGCGGGGAGGTGTTCCGGTCGCCACGGCGCAAACCTTTGACGACCTGCGCTCGGCGCTGAAGCACGTAGACGCCGACGACTACACAACGTGGGTCAATGTGGGCATGGTACTCAAGCCTTACGGCGAGAACGGTTACAAGATCTGGACTGAGTGGGCAGCAACCAGCGACAAGTTTGATGCCGCAGCTCAGAGGCGCAAGTGGGAGCGCGACATTGACCGGCCCCACTCAATCACTTACCGCAGCATCTTCCGCATGGCTATCGACAACGGATGGTCGGGCAACACGCCTGCCTCCACCGTTGCCAGCGGGGAGACCGCACCCTCCGGCGATGAACATCCCCTCAGCCTCAAGCGTTCAGTGTTGTCCGGCGCGGGGCAGGTCACGGTCTTTGAATACATCTACGACGACTTTATGAGCACCGGCGTGAACGTGGTTGCTGGTGCGCCCGGTGTCGGTAAGACTACGCTCATCGTGCCCATGGCCCTTGCCACAGCGCACCTCTGCCCGCACGACTACGCTCTCAAGCCCGCAGTGCGGCGCAATGTTATCATCATCACTGAGTCTGTTGTGCAGGTTCAGCGCGTCATCTACTCGCTCTACTCTTGGGGCTACACCGGGATGCACGTGTCTGACTTTGACGAGAGGGTTCGCGTCATCAGCGCCCAGAGGATGGACCCGAAGATAGTCGCGCAGGTTGCTGAGGAGTACAAGGAGTGGACGGTAGGTAACGAGAAGGCGGACGGCACAGCTTATGAGGCTCTCCCGCTGGTCGTGTTTGATACCGCGAACGCGGTGTTTGACCTTGAGAATGAAAACGACAACGCAGAAGTTGGTCGCGCGATGGCTTACATAAAGCAGGCTTTCAGCGCGTTCCCAATCATCATCGTCAGCCACACCGCCAAGGCGCTCGGCTCCGGCGAGTCGGACTACTTGTCACCGCGCGGGGCTTCGGCCTGGACAGGTGACGCGCAGGGCGTGTACACGGTGTTCAAAGATGGCGAGGACCAAGAAGCGCCGCGTGTGCTCAAGGCAACCAAGGTTCGCTTCCCGGTCGAGTTCTCAGAGCTTACCTTTGACCTCGTGTCAAACAAGCAGGTGCATAAGGATGTGTTGGGCTACGACAAAGAGATCTGGTTCTCTCACTCGGTGGCTCGCCCGCTCAAGCCCGGAGAACGAGTGCAGCTTAAGGAAGACCGCAAGGAACAGAAGGAGCAAGAGCAGTGGTCGCGCATCTGCAACGACCTGATTGAACTTGTGCGCCGCGACCCCGGCAAGTCCCGCTCGTACTACGAACGGCTCCCGGTGCTCAAGGGCGGTGTCAAATGCTCGCAGGAGCGCAAAGAGCGCGCCATCGAGTCGCTGCTCAATGACGGCTCGCTAGAGCGGGTAGAGCTTGAAAAACCGCAAGGCCGCGCTAACCATTACCTGCGTGTGAACGAGGCTGTGGTGGAGGCGACCGAGCGGGGCAAATACGGACTATGAACAGTTATCTGAAGGAGATAATGACGATGATATTCGGACGTAAACAAGAGAGGCTGATGCCGGTACGTGACGTGCAGTCAGAGGCGGTAGCTGCGATAATTCAAGGGTCGGCGGTGTTGCCCAGCAAGCGGTTGACGGCGGCGATCTATACGGCACTGCTTGACAATCGCGATATTAGCGTTGAGGAGCTCGACGATCTGGCGAACAAAATATCGCGGCTGGCTTGGAACAGGGGGCGCAGATGAGAGACTTCTGGGACAACATCGTGCCGCTGGCGGGCATCGCCTGCCTTGCGTTCTTCATCTACGGGCTGGGTCAGGTGATCTTCGATGAGACGGAGAAAAGTCAGTTGCGCTACGAACAGTGCATCGCCGCCGACAAGCAGTGGGTGCAGGGGAGTTGCGTGAAATGACCGGGTTACATCCTGACTACGGGCTTACCGACGACCTTCGTATTGGGGCTTTGCGCTCTGCCGAGCGTTTTGGTGTGAAAAACGCTGCAGCTCTTTATAGCGTCTCGACCGCGAGCATATACAAGTGGCGCAAAGTTCCCGCTCTGATAAAGAAACTGGATAACGAGGAGTATCAAGATGATTGACTATCGCACCGTAGACACGCGCGGGAGTTACTTCTACAAGCTGTACGACCTGAACTTGAGCCACGGGGTCATGCCGGGGCTGGTTTACCTTTACATGCCTGAGCTTGCCACTCGCAACAACTGGGATGCCGAGCAGCGGCTGTGGTTCGCCTTCTTGAACGGCATGACGCAGAACCCCATCACGTCGCTCCGCCTGTTTGATCAGCTCCCGTCGGTTCCCCCGGCGAGCGCAACTCTCAAGCGGTTTGAAGACTGGTTCAATGCTGAGTGGGACACCCTGCAGTTTGACACTGACCGCCGTTACCAAAAGCGCGACACCGTTGAAGCCATCAGGGTTTACGCTCGGCTGGTGGAGGAACACGGCTCTCAAGAGGCCATGCTCACGGGTAAGACGTACGAAGAGCTTTGGAAGCTCGTGCGCAACCGCTACTACTCGTTTGGGCGCTTGTCATCTTTCTCCTATTTGGAGTACGTGTTCCTGAACGGCTTTGGGGCCGACTGCGACGACCTTCTCTTTGAAGACAAGTCAGGCAGCAAGTCGCACCGCAACGGCATGCTGTTCCTGCTCGGGTTTGATAATCTCGTATGGGACAAGCGCGCCAACAACGGGTTTGACGGCAACTACGAGAACTTCAAGAAGATGTGCGGCTTTCTCAACGAGAGGGCTGACATCTTTCTGGGGGCGTTCAAAACGATGCACACCGGCGTTCCCGACGTCAGCAAGTTCACCATGGAGAGCAACCTGTGCACGTTCAAGAACCACTTCTTCGGTCGCCGCTACCCCGGCGTTTACGCCGACATGGCCTGGGAGCGGATTGAGTGGGCTGAGTCTCGCGGCCAGTCAAAGTATACCGAGACGTTCAAAGACATCCGCAGCGAGTTGCTGCCCGAATGGTTGCGCGACGAGTGCGCCAAGGGTCCGCGACTCACGATCAAGCAAAAGGCGGCGCTGTTCCCGGAGACGGGGATGCCGTTCAGAGGGGAACACTTCCTATGAAACACGTCATACTCAGAATCGCGGGCACGTTCGGCTCGGGCAAGACGACCGCTATGCGGGAGTTCCTGAACGGCTACCCCAACCAGATGCTGATGAGCGGTAACAAGATCGCGGGTTACCGGCTGGACCTGACCACGGCGGGTGTCACGGCTCCGGTGTTCGTCGTGGGCAAATACGACAACACTTGCGGCGGCACAGACGCCATCAAGACGCAGGCGGAGATTGCCGAGAAGATCATGAAGGCGCACCCGCTAGGTCACGTGCTGTATGAAGGCGCTTTGGTCTCAGCGAGCGGTCTCGCAGGGCAGGTAACGCAAACCATCCACCCCACAGGCTGTGACGCTTATGCGTTCCTCGACACCCCGCAGGACCTCTGCATTGAGAGGGTGAAGGGTCGGCGCTTGGAAGCCGGTAACGAGAAAGCGTTTGACCCCAAGAACTTGATTGACAAGTTTGAGTCTGTGGTCAACTGCTACAAGAACCTGCGCAAAGAAGGCGGCTACGACGTGCGCCTGATCGACCACAAAAACACTCACCCCGCGCTACTTGAAATCATCCGGGAATATGAAAATGCGTAACACCGCTCCCTACCCCATGCCCAACCCGACCACCGTGTGCTCAATGCCCGCGCTCCTCTACTTCATCTGGGAACGTGAAGTGATCCGCATCGTCCGTGAGGGTGGGGGAGAGCGCCCGTACACCAAAGACCCGGTGCTTGACAAATACAAGTTCACTAACATCCGCCGTCGCGACGACCGCGTGACCAAGTGGATCATCGAGCGCATTATCAGACCGAACGAGAACCGCCAAGACCTCTGGTTCATACTGCTCATCACGCGGCTCATCAACTGGCCACCGACGCTGCAAAGGCTGATTGACGACGGCATTCTGTTCCGCGCAGCCGGTGACTTTGACCCGCAAGACTTCTCAGAGTCGGTAGAGCGGCTCAAAGGTGAAGGCAACAAAGTCTACTCCGGCGCGTACATGGTTTACCCAACCAAGATGGACCCCGGCGGAGTCAAGTCTCTCGCCGTGGCAAAGCACATCATCGCCCCGGCGCTCAACATCGGTGATGAGATTGACTACGCAATATTCAGGACGCTGCCTTTGATCTCTGACTTTGTCAAAGAGCTGTCGGGTAGTTTTGGCATCAGCACGTTCATGGCAGGGCAGGTCGCCGCCGACCTCACCTATTGCACTCAGCTCGGTTCTGCGGCAGACCTGAACACTTACGCGCCCATCGGCCCCGGCAGCAGTCGCGGGCTGAATTACCTGCTCAACCGCAGCCCGAGCGCCGGATGGACGCAGGACAACTTCAACTATGAGCTTGTCAAGATCCGCGATGCGGTGATAGATGAGCTTGAGATTGACGACCTCACGCTGCACGACGTTCAGAACTGCATGTGTGAGTTCAGCAAGTATTGCCGCACCGTCCTAGGCGAAGGCAAACCCAAAACAACCTACATTCCTGAAACGGAGTTTTAAGTATGGAACTTGTAGTTCGTAACGTGAACCAAGCGTTCAGCGAGATATTCTGGAAGCTCAAGGTGCTGAACCTCGAGCCTGAGCACACTCGCAACGGGCCGGCAATCGTGCACCCGGAGATGGTGACCACGGTCTACACCCGACCAACAGAGAGGGTTCTGTTTCATGAGGGGCGAGACGCAAACCCGATCTTTCACCTCATGGAGTCCGTCTGGATGCTGGCAGGGCGTAAGGACGTCGCGTTCCTGACGCAGTTCAACTCGCGCATGGGTGACTTTAGCGACGACGGCGCAAACTTCAACGCGGCTTACGGCCATCGCTGGCGTAACCACTTTGGGCGCGACCAGCTTACCGAAGTTATCAGGCTGCTACGTCGCGACCACGCTACGCGGCAGGCGGTTATTCAAATCTGGGACAGCGCCGACCTCGCCAAGAACACGAAGGACAAGGCGTGCAACACGCAGATTGTGTTTGACGTGCGTAAAGGTCGCTTGAACATGACCGTGTTCAACCGCAGCAATGACATCTGGTGGGGCGCATACGGGGCCAACGCGGTGCACTTTAGCGTGTTGCAGGAGTTCGTGGCAGCGGCGACAGGCCATCCGGTCGGCGTCTACCGTCAGGTGAGCAATAACCTTCACCTGTATACGGAGCTGTACGACGCCACTCCGTACCTCCTGAGTCCGCCTGTCTCAGAAGAATACGACCATTACTCTCGGGGCGCGGTAGTGCCGTCTCCGCTGATGATTGACAGCGATTATGAGCGGTTCCTTGAAGAGTGCGAGGCGTTCTGCGAAAACCCGTTTGACGAGCGCACCCGCTACGCCAGCCCGTTCTTTGACTACGCAGCTCGCCCGATGGCTCTGGTCAGCCGAGCGCGTAAGACACAGTCCGGTGACGGACGCTACTACGCTCAGCAGATCCGAGCTGATGATTGGCGCAAGGCGGTGTTTGACTGGATCGACCGCCGTGAGAAACGTAAGCTGATGAAAACTATGGGAAAGAAATGACTTGCCTTTTGCAAAACACCCGCGCTATAATTGGCCTTATAACTTCTAACTGGAGAACTGCTAATGCGGAACGTGCTTGACTTCATACTTGCTGGTGCCGAGGTAACTCGCTTCCACACCTACACGACCCTTCAAAATGAGACGGTGGGTCACCACTCTCACGGGGTCGCCTGCTTGGTGCTCATGCTTGACCAGAGCGCCTCAAGCCCCCTGCTGATTGCCGCGCTGCTTCATGATCTGGCAGAGCACCGGACTGGGGACATCCCCTCTCCGGCCAAGCGCGAATACGGCATCGGCGAGCAGGTTGAAAAGCTGGAGCTTCGGCTCATGCTTGAATCTGGCATCATCTTCCCTGAGCTTAGCCCGGAAGACGCGCGCACCCTCAAATTTGCCGACATCGCCCACGGGGCGTTATTTTGCCTGCGCGAGATGAGCCTAGGCAATCGCCGTATGCGGGCGGTGTACGACACCTACATCAGCTACGCAAAGAAGCTCGAGCCGACCGGCTCGGCAGAACATCTGTTCAACCTGATCGAGGAGATGCGCCATGAGTGCGAATGACAAGCAGGTGGGCGGCACCCACTACAAGAACGAATCGGGCCTCCAGCATTGGGACTTGGTGTACATGATTTTCGGGGGCGACTACCTGCTCGGTTATGCCAGCAAGTACATGGCGCGCCTCGGCAAGAAGGGCGGTCTTGAGAAAGATCTTGAGGATCTTGAAAAGGCCATTCACTGCCTTGAGAAGAAGCGTGAGATGATCTACGCCGAACTCAACAAGAGCCAACCTGAGCCCAGATCTCTGCCTCGTGGAGACCTGCGCTTTAGCAACCCGGATAAGCTGTGAGTACTTGGGTGTTTGACACTGAGACCCTGCCAAACCGCACCCTGTTCTGCGCCAAAGACGTAGAAACAGGGGAGTGGTTCGAGCTGTGGCGTCATGAAAATGATGCCCCGGCTCGGCTCACGCGGTTCTTGCAGCAACCGGACGCGACGTTCATCGGCTTCAACAGCAAGTCGTTTGACAACATCGTTGTGTCCGCGTTCTGTCTTGGCCGCACGGAGATCGAGATCAAGCGCATCGCAGACGACGTCATTACCAACCGCGTTGCGCCTTGGGCCGCGATGCGTAAGTTCAGTCTGCGAGACGTGATGACTGATGACATTGACTTAATTGAGGTCGCTCCCTCGTTCGTGGGTTTGAAAGCCTACGGCGCTCGGATGCACATGCCCAAGCTGCAGGACATGCCGCTAGCACATGATGCAATGATCTCAGTTGAGCAAGAGCCCATGCTGGTGGAGTATTGCCGCAACGACGTAGAGACGACCGCCGAACTGCTGAATCAGCTGGAGAAAGAGGTCGTGCTGCGCGTTGAAATGAGCCGTCGCTACGGGGTTGACATGCGCAGCAAGTCAGACTCGCAAATGGCTGAGCAGGCGTACATCACCAGCATGGGCCTCAAGCGCAAAGACAACGAGGTGCCGAAGACCGTAACCTACACCCCGCCGAGCTTCCTCAAGTTCATGGACGCCGAACTTCAGGCGTTGCTTGACCGCGTGGCGGTTCACACGTTCAACATGAACCGGGTTACGGGCCACGTCCAGCTGCCAGACTTCTTGGGGCTGCAGACTGTAAAGTTCGGCACCGGTGAATATCAGCTCGGCGTGGGCGGCATTCACAGCGTTCATGACAAGCAGGTCTGCTACGTGGCCGGGGAGGACTACGTCATGTGCGATATTGACGCAGCCAGCTTCTACCCGAGCATCATTCTTGAGTGCGGTTTCGTTCCTGCTAGCTTGGGATCGGACTTCGTTCGGGAGTATCGCAAGATCTACAGTCGCCGCCTTGAAGCCAAGCGGTCCGGTGACAAGACCACCGACGCCACGCTCAAGATCTCTCTGAACGGCACGTTCGGCAAGCTGGCAAGCAAGTACTCGGTGTTGTACTCGCCTGACCTAATGCTGGCGGTGACGCTCACCGGCCAGTTCACGCTGCTCATGCTGATTGAGTGGCTTGAGCGCGCCGGGGCTGAAACTCTGTCAGCCAACACCGACGGCATCGCTATCCGTTACCCGCGCGGTAAGGACGAGCTGATCCAGCGCGTGGTCAGCAAGTTCAGTGAGGTGTCACGGTTTAGCTTTGAGTTCACGCCCTATCGCGCTCTCGCTATGAAGGACGTGAACAACTACATCGCGGTTAAGCCTGATCGCGAACTCAAGGTGAAGGGTATCTACGCTCCTCTCTCGCTCCGGAAGAACCCCACGGCGCAGGTCTGCTCCGACGCTGTGGGGCAATGGTTGGCCAACGGGATACCGTTCCAGCAGACCATCACTGCTGCGCCGTTCTGTGACTTCATTTCGGCGCGTAACGTGACTGGCGGGGGAGAGCAGATGGGGCAATACTTGGGCAAGGTCGTGCGCTGGTATCAGTCAAACGACGTTGGCCTTGAGCCCCTTAGGTACGTGAAGAACGGTAACAAGGTTCCCAAGACCGAGGGTGCTCGGGCCTGTATGACGATGCTTGACAAGGTTACCCACCCGGCGGACCTTGACTACGCATGGTATCGTAAAGAGGCTATCAAGATTGCCATTGCTGTGGGGTGCTCGGCTTACCTCACCGCAGAAGAGCACGCACTCGCTGCCCCGCCACCCAAAGCCCCTAGGAAGAGCAAAAATGCAAAACGCTAATACACAAACAGTGTTTGTCGTTCAAGTTGACAACAATAAAGACCTGTCTGACGCGCGGCGTTATGGTCGGTTGCAGGGGGTGTTCGGTAAGCCTCGCAAACCGTACGACAAGCCCAGCATGATCGCTAAGGCTCGCCGCATACTCGCAGACTGGCATCCCGGAGACCACCTCTTGATGATCGGCGACCCTACGCTCTGCGCGGTTTGCATGACTATCATCGGTGAGCAAGAGGACATCATCAATGTTCTCAGCTGGGACCGAGACAGCTTTCAGTACACTGCTCAGAAGTGGGACTTCGGTCAGCTGGGCATGGACTTCGACGATTTCGAAACGGCGGACGACTAACCGCCTCAACCCGTGAAAGGAGAACAAAATGTCAAAAGAGAACGCGCCATCGTGGCAAGACACTTTGCGAAAGGGGAAACAGGCTGTGCCGCCTCGTCTGGTAATTTACGGCGGGCACGGTATCGGCAAGTCAACGCTCGCCAGCCAGTTCCCGAACCCGATCTTCATCAGCACTGAAGACGGTCTGGACTCGCTCGACGTCACGAGCTTCCCGCGCGCAAACCACATTAACGACGTGGTTGAGAGCATCAAGACCCTCATCAAAGAAGACCATGCGTTCAAGACCGTGGTCATTGACTCGGTTGACTGGCTGATTGAGCCGCTCATCGTGAGCAACGTAGAGTCGTCGCACGAGGCCAAAGACCTCGCGTACGGCAAAGGTCAGATGCTCGTCGCTGAAGAGTTTCGCGAGATCCTGCAGGGGCTGGACGTGCTACGCCTCAAGCGCGGTATGAACGTCGTGCTCATTGCTCACGCGGCAGTGGTCAAGTTTGAAGACCCTCGCACGGAGCCTTACGACCGTTACCAGCCCAAGCTCCCGAACCGCTGTAACGCTCTGCTGCAGGAGTGGGCTGACGTTATCACGTTCGCCGCGTTCAAGGTCATCATCCGCAAGTCTGACACTGGCTTCAACAACCAGAAGACTCGCGGCGTAACGACCGGCGAACGGCTGCTGCACTTCATCGAGAATCCGGCCTATGCCGCGAAGAACCGTTACAACTGCCCCGACGAGATTGAGATGTCTATCGTCAATCTTGAAAAACTCATCCCGATCGCCAAATAACCTCAAGGAGAGACACTATGGCAAAATTTGGATTTGACGTCTCGGACGTCACCCCCGACACCGGCGCAGCTGGCGGTTCGTACGATCCCATCCCCGAGGGTGAGTACGTCCTCAAGGCGGTAGAAGCCGAAGAGAAGTCCACCAAGGCGGGCACGGGCTCGTACATCTCGGTGAAGTTTGAAGTTGCGCGCGGCGAGTTCAACGGTCGCCTGCTTTGGCAGAACTTCAACATCAACAACCCGAGCGAGAAGGCGCAGCGCATTGGTCGTCAGCAGCTGGTTGCTTGGGCCACGGCCTGCGGTAAGCCCGAGGCTGATGACACCGACAAGCTCTTGGAGAAGCCGTTCCGCGCAGACGTGACCATTGAGAAGGGCACCGGCGGTTACGCGGACAGCAACCGCATCAAAGCGTTCCTGTTCGAGACCTCGGACGCTCCGACTCCGAAGGCTCCGCCCGCCAAGACTTCGGCACCGGCCCCCAAGTCCGGCAACCCGTGGGACTGATGAGATGGTAGCCATTCCGCCCAAGCCTGAGCAGCAGATCATCAATCGGATCTACGCTGCCATTCAGAAAGAGAGGGCAGATTCCGATCTGTACCTCGGGCGGCTTGGCTCGTCTTTCATAGGCGAAGAATGCGTTCGTCAAATCTGGCTCAGCTGGCGAGGTTTCGCCCGTGAACAGTTTGAGGGGCGCATGCTTCGCCTGTTTGAGACGGGGCACTTGCAGGAAGCGCGGATCGTTGAAGATCTGCGCCGCGCAGGTTTCGCGGTCTGGGACAAGAGAGATGACGGTCGCCAATTTGAGTTTAGCGACCTGACGGGCCACTTCATCACTAAGGTGGATGGCATCATCAAAGATGTCCCGGAAAACGAAAAGCCGCATGTGCTCGAAATCAAGACGCACAACAAAAACAGCTTCAGCTCGCTCCTTAAAAAGGGCGTGCAGGAGGCCAAGCCGTTGCATTACGCCCAGGTTCAGATCAGCATGCTGCTGGGTGGCTTCACTCGCGCGCTCTACGTGGCTCTCTGTAAGGATGACGAGCAGTTCTACGTAGAGCGTGTGCGTGCGGATGAAGCCGCGCAGGAGAAGCTGAAGGCCAAGATCACCAAGCTGACCGAGGCGCGGTTGCGCCCCGCAGGCATCAGTGATGACGGCTCTAGCTTCGGCTGCAAGTTCTGCAGCATGAAGGCGGTGTGCGTTAAAGAAGCAGAACCGCTAAGACACTGCCGCACGTGCACCATGTGCACACCGGGAGCAGAGGGCAAGTGGGTCTGTGAACTCAACAAAGACACGCTCAGCATAGACCGGCAACGGCTCGGCTGCGAACATTACGAGGGGTTATGAGATGATCACGATCGGCATTGATCCGGGACTAGGAGGAGCCATCGGTGTGCTCAAGGACGGTTCCTACGCGGCCGTCTTAGACATGCCGATTGTGGCAAAAGGCTCAGGCTCGGTCAAGAGTGAAGTTGACCCTGCGGGGCTCATCACCCTGCTCAGGCAACACGCTCCGGCGGGCGAGGCAATCTGCGTCGCTCTGGAGAGGGTGAACGCGATGCCTGGGCAGGGGTCTTCTTCAATCTTCAGCATCGGGGACTCATTCGGGTGCGCTCGGTCTGCAATCGCCGCCTGCCGGTTTGAGACGGTTTACGTGACCCCGGTGCAGTGGAAGAAGCACTTCAAGTTGACCAGCGACAAGGAGATGGGCAGGGCGCTAGCAATCCGCACGTTCCCTGAGGCACCTCTGAATCTGAAAAAGCACGTTGACCGCGCAGAGGCACTTCTCATGGCGCGGTGGCTGTATGAAACGCGAGGCGGATGATGGAGAAGTTTGAACCTGCGTGCCCGTGGCACATCCAGATCGGCGAGCTGTTTATCGCGCCAGGTATGCGCGTGAACTCCGGCACCGTCTGGATCGGTGAGGTGGAAAGTGGCGGCGGAAGAGAGGTCAAGACCGAGGATCTCGCCCCGCTGCTGCTCAAGTTCTACGCGAACCAATAAAGAAAACCCCGGCCCTCATCAGGCCGGGGTTAGTTCTTCCGAGGGAGAATTACGGAAGAGGTATGCCGTCAGCAGGGCTGTCAATAGTTATGTTGAGACCCTCTTCCCGCTTCTTCTTGCGCTCGCGGACAGCTTCTTCAATGCTAGGCCCACCCTGCGTTCCCGCCGTTTCACGATCAGCCTGAATACGAGCTTTGATGTTCGGAGATTCTTCTGTTGCCGGGGGCGGAGGAACTGCTGTGGTGGCGCCAACGATGGCCCCGGCTTCACGCGCGCCGAGCTTTTGCTCGCTCTTAACGGCCCGCGCGCCGTAGTCCTCCAGCAGCTTCACAGCTGCCGCGACTTCGGTTGGATCGCTGGACATCAGCATGCGTGAGACTTCCTTCGCCGTGTCGTCAGTCATGGTCGCGCTGCGTGCGATACGCGCAACGAGGTTGGCCATGGAGTTGCCGAATCCGGTTGTAAGCGTGTCTGCCACAACGCCACCGACCGGCGACCCTTCTTCAAATGCCTCCCGTGCCGCAGTGCGGCGAGCAGTAGCTGATCCCCCCAAGATGCGGTTGGACTGCGCGAACAGTTGGGCTTCCCGCTCAAGAGCCGCCTTGAACAGGTCAAACTGCGCAGGTGAGTCAAAAATCTCTTTCAGTTTGGCCGAATACTCAGGAGAACCGATCAGCTTCTGAGCCGCGTTGATGTTGTTGGGAGACTTCATCACGACGTCGTAAATGCTGCGGATCGCGCCGGTCTGGAAAGCATCGCGCTCAGCTTGGCCCATCTCATCAAACGCTTTGGCGATTTCTTCGCTGTCCATACTGTTGAATTTGTCACGACCCATGCGCATGGCGTCCAAGACCTCCATGTCACCTGCGTAAACCTTGCGCGCAGTTTTGTAGGCCGATCTGCCGGTCTGCGGATCAACGGTTGCCTCGTCAAGAGCATTGACAAATTGCTTGCGGAGATCTTTGAGCGCGTTGGCCTCGGCGGTGCTCATGCCTTGGCCTCTGAAACCACTGTCAATCGTGGCGTCAATCCCGCGCTTGATATAGTCCAACGTGCGGACGTCCGGGACGTTGACGCCGACGATGTTACCCTCTTTGTCGAATTTATAAAGCTCTTCAAGCTCAAACTTCGACGTATCTTCTCCGCGCAGTTTCGCGGCCATCTTTTCAGTTTCAGCAATCTCACGGGCCTTGTCGTAGAAGCCCTTGAATTTGGTGTTCTTAAGAGCTGACATGATGCGCGGGTCCATGACGCTGCCAAAAGCGTAGGCGTCGTCGTAGAGCGTGGACGCTTTATTGCGCAGGTCTTCTACCATGCGAGCTTCGTCGTCATAATAATTACCGCCGCCCAGTTCAGACTTGGCGCGACCGTAGACACGCTCACGGGCACCGGCGGTCTGCCTGCCGAGAGTACCCTCAACAATCCGGGCGCTCGCGCCGCTACGCTGGGCAGCAGTCTCTGCCAAGTCAACCAGTGCCGGGTCGACGTTGGCAAAGGTGGACGGAATGCCGCGAAGACGATCTTCAATCATCATCACTTCGGCGTCTGCCGGGGTCATGCCTCGGCCCTCTCGAGCCTCAGAGAGCGCGCGGTTGATCCGGCGGGTCGCGTTCTGCATGACAACATCTGCAGAGGGTGCCACGCGGTCCCTGAGCCACTCGTAGCCTGCGCCACCGCCACGGATGACGAGCGGTGCGGCAGCACCGAGCACCCCGCCGATCTGCGCACCTGTAAGTGCTCCCTCGCCGCGCTCTCCGGGCTGAGCAGCACCAGCGCCAGAGACAGCGCCGGTGGTGGCCCCGGTCACCGCGCCGCGCACCACAGGGTTGTTCGCCAAGCGAGCGAGCACCCCGGTCGCCCTAGCACCGGCGGCAGCGGCAGCGGGGGCAGTGGCCCCGCCCGTGAACGGCGCGGCTGTCAGAGCCAAGACGGTGGGCACAGCGCCACCGGCGAACTCAGTTGCCAGCGAGGCGATGGGTCGGCGCTTTGCGAACTCACCATACTCACGGTTGATGTCTGCCAGCTCGTCTTCATAAGTTTTCTCGCCGATCTTTGACCGCAGCCAGGCCTCGGCTTCGTCTCCCCAACCCATAAGGAGGCCTTGGCCGAGCAAGGCGCGTGTAAAGTTTGCTGCATCGCTCGCCATTATTTATTCTCCATCAATAGGTTGAGCGTTTCGATATGAGCCGCTCAAAATATCTTCTAGCCGCTTGGTGTCACGAGCTTGACGATCTTGCAGCACCTCATAAGCACGCAACATGATTTCAGCGCGCTCTTCCAAAGACTTGGCCCCGATACCCTGAAGATCAAGCAAGATCGCGCGTTCGCCTTCTGTCGGCGCTCCCCCAAAGACCGCTTTGAGAGATTCCAAAGCCTGCGAACCGAGGAGGTTGTCAATACGGCGCGTGTTGACAATTTTCGGATCGTCTGAGCCTGCGCCTTCATAAAGGAAGCGAGCACCCCTATCCAACCAACTACCTGCGTAGCTGTTCGGATTCAAACGATACGCCTCGGCCACATCGTTCAACGCGCGCTCAACACCGGCGAGTCTGTCTTCGGTCTCAGCCCGAAGCTTAATCTCGGTTGAACTCAATTGGTTACCGCGATCTATAGTGGCCTGAGTCGACGCAAGCGATGCTTCAATGGCGGCCATCTCGCGCTGGATCTTCAGCTCCGTTATCTCGGCGACCTTTTCGTTATACTCAGGCGTACCGGGCTTGAGGCCCATGTCCACTGCGATCTTGCCTGCCTCAGACTGCGGCTTGCCCGAGGTGATGTACTTATCAAGCATATCTTTGGCCATCTCGCGACCGTACTGCGTCTCGCCTTCCTGCAGGCCCCGCAACGTCTCCAGCTCTCCGCCAGCCGCCTCCATCCGCATTTTCTGCAGTTCGGTCTGGACGCCCAGTCTAGCATCGCGGGCTTCACGCTCGCGTTTGGCTTTCTCAGACAGCTGGTCTGCCACCGTGCTTCCGACCAAGGCCAGGTTCTCAGAGAAGTTTCCGGTCTGCGTTGGAGCGCCAAAGGCTGCTGCCAACCGGAAATACATCTCAGCCTTCGACTGCGGCGCACTGTCTTGCGCATCCAGCTGCCCGAGCAGCAGCTTTTCAAACGCTTTCTGCTCTGCGTCTCTGCGCTCGGTCGCGGCTGCGATTTGCCCGCTGTAGTCAACGGGCTTCTGAGCGTAACGCTCATACATGGCCATTAGCGGGTCTTGCGGATCCTCGGCAACGGGAGGCAGCGTGTCTTCTTCGGAGCCGCCCATCATCACGTCATCGCCAGCGCCGCCGTAGGTGGCTTCGGGAGGCCCGCCTCGCCGATAACCTTTCACCGCCCCGCCTTGAGCAAATGACTGCGTCCCGGTGATTCCGTAGCGTGCCAAAGCCTCTTGCAGGTCCATAGATGCCGGAGGTACGACCGCAGCGTTTTGCCCAGGAGAGAACGTCGTGAAGCTCGGGACGTTGGCCCTGATCGCGCTGAATTGCGCCTGGTCGTAAGTGGGGGCGTTGGGCATCAGAAACGGGGTAGGGGGAACATAAGCAGGCATAACCGGAAGAACTTCTTCGGCAGGAACCACGGGCTCCTCAGGTTCTACCGGCGTCAGAGGTGAAACTGCGCGGTCAGGCCCATCTCGGTCATTACCCATCGAAGCTTGCAGAGCGCCGCCCGGAGTACCGTCAGAAGGTTTCATGCCAAGGGTGTTTGAAATCCCAGACAAAGCGCCCTCGAAAGTAGGCCCAGATTTCCCCGGACCCCCGCCGTCAAACATGTCAGCCAGGCTAATGTATCCGCCAAGGATCCCTTTACGCTCGGCGGGCATGTCCTCAGAGCGAACAGGCGCAGCTGGAGCCGAAGGCGAAGCCGCGACTGGCTGAACAGCCGCCATGGCAGGGGCGGAAGTGATAGACAGGTTAGGATTTGCGGCTGCAATTTGCGCGGCAGAAGAAGTAGGGGACACCATCTGGATGCCAGCAGGAGTTGCGATGCTCACCATGCTCGGTAGCTCACCGCCAGCCCCGGCCAACGACGTGGAGCCGCCGCCTCCGGAGATAACTGCGGCCCGCTCGGCAGCAGCAATTTGAGCTCGCATCGCTCGCTCTGCTGCAGCGCGTTCGGCTGCGGCTTTTTCTGCAGCTGCGGCTCTTTCTGCGGCAGCGATTTTCTCTTGCACCGCTCGCTCTGCTGCGGCTTTTGCAGCTGCGGCCTTATCAGCTGCGGCTTTGTCAGCTGCGGCTTTTGCGGCTGCAGCGGCCTGTGCAGCAGCGGAGCCACCACTGCTACCGCCCGCCGCAGGAGACGGCTTGTTCGCAGCAGGAGAGGGTTTGTTTGCCGCAGGAGAGGGTTTGTTTGCGGCAGAACCGCCACTGCTGCCGCCCGCCGAAGGAGACGGCTTGTTTGCGGCAGCGCCACCACCGCCCACGTTTCCGGGGCCACCAGTTCCGCCGCCCCCACCGGGCGTTCCAGCGCCCTTGCTAGCGCCTTTGCTTGAAGAGCTTCCCGTCTGCCCGCCCTTGGTGCCTCCCCCGCCAGCGCCCGCCGGAGGAAACGCACGAATGCCCGCAGGGCCGGGGATATCTGCGCCGCCCAAGTCTTTCAGCAGACGGCGCTCATCCTCGTTGATATATGCCAACATGTGCGGCTGGTTGGCAATCGTCGCCAACGCGGGCGCAACCACAGTTTTTTGCGGCTGCGAGTTCCCGTAGGGGTTAGCCACGCTCGGAGTAGAAACCCCAAACCGTTGCATAAGCTTATTGAGTTCGTGTCCCATAGCCGCTCCTTAGCCCATTTCCTGCAGACCTTTGTACGTATACAAGCCGGTTGCCAGCTGTGATAGCGGCGATGGCCCGTAAGTCGCACCCGTGGTCGTAGAGGACTGATTTTGTATCTGCGGTGTGATTGGCGCCATTCCGCGAATTTGCGTGCTGAGCCAGTCCATCTGCTGTTTCGGATAAAGCTGCGCCTCGAGAAACCGCGCTCGCTGATCGTCAAGTTGGCGCTGCAGTTGAGTCTGCTGAGCCGTTCCGGCAGTCTCAAGCGCAGCAACATCTGCTGCACGCATGCCCTGCTCCTGCTGAGCCATTGCTGCCGTTTGAGACAGCGCGCTCAGCTGGCGACGATAATCGTCAGCCTGAGCCGCCTGAGCAGCCTGTGCCGCATTGAGACCGAACTGCTGTTGCTGCTGACCAGCCTGCGTCTGCATCTGGCCCAGTTGGCCATACTGCGAACCGCCCTGCAGGATGCGGGAAAGGTCTGCGCCACTGATGCTGCCGACCGTGCCCGCCAACTGACCTTGCCGAGCCAAGTCGGCCTGCGCGGCGTCGAGCGCCTGCGTGTAGCCCTGCTGCGCCGCCTGAGACTGCTGAGCCAAGATAGCCTCTTGGGTGTCACGCAACGCGCGCGAGCCCATCTCACCCATACGGCTAGAGCCAAACTGACCAGCTTTGATAAAGGCGTCTGAAACGCCCGGAAGGATGTTTTCGGTGAGGTTGCGCGCGCCTTGCTTAGCAATCACGTCCATAACGCCCGTTTGGTAGGGCGACATGTACTGGCCAACCTGACTGGCCGAGGTCTGGCCAGCGGCCTGCAGGTAAGGGTTTGCGGCTTGCAGAGCGCGCTCAGACATGGCTTGAGCGGTTGTCTGGCCCGCTTGTCCGAACAATTGCTGTCCCGCGTTCAATCCTTGGCTTGCCAAGTTCGGCTGCAAATACTGGTTCTGCTGTTGCTGTAGTTGGTCAGCAGTACCTTTGCCGCCGAGGTCCGCTATACCGAGCTGCGCTTTCTGCATCGCTGGAGACCAAGCGCCTTGGTTAGCAACGACGTTGGCGTAAGCCTGCTGCTGCAGAGGGGAAAGCCCCGCAACCGTGGGCTGGTTGTAAGGCTGGTACGGCGTGTTAGCGATGTTCTGCGCTACCTGAATCTGGTTGTAGATAGCGTCTTGCATCCACTTCGGGGTCTCCGAAGAAGACGTGGCGTAAGATGTCGCCGTTTGCGGCTTACCTTGGAAAAGGCTCATCATGCGGCTCCTTTAATGTAGGACATCGGCGACTTGGCGTTCGGGCTGAATTTACCTTTAGCCAGAGCCTTGCCTTTATGAGATCTGATTTGTTTGCGCATTTGGTCAAGGTGCTCAGCGCCTGCCTTGCTAGAACCGTCGCCCAGCATCGCGACGGTCTCAGCGTCTATAACGTACTCGCCGTCTGAGAGCTTGGCGTCAATCTCATCTGACCGGCCCGTACCGGCTCCGCGAGCAAACCGGGCAACTGCGCTCAGAGCACCGCCGTTCGCCATTGCTGGCGGAGCGGTTGTGTTAGCCGCCGGAGCCGCCGCGTTATACTGCCCGGTCGCGATATTGTTCCAGTTACGCGCCATATAGTCACTCAGGCTCATGCCGGATGCGCTCGCGTCATTCTGCAGCTTGTTCCAATCCCAAGTGATGCTCGGACGGTTGAAATACTCTTGCTGCTCCGGCGAGAGCGTTGACGCAGCCTGCTGAACCGCCGCCGGGGCAGAAACCAGCCCAGACAGCGCCGAACCCGCCATGGCGAGCTTCCCAAGAGTGCCTATTGAAGACGAGCCGCCACCGCCAGCGCCAAAAATATTCTCCAAGAAGCCGGGTTTTGCATCGGCTGCTGGTTGGCCCGCAGCGGCAGGTTGCGTTTCTGCCGCAGGCTGCTGCCCAGTCTTGAGTCCTTCTACCGCCGCATTAGAGGGTTTGTACGAGATGCCGGTGGCGAGTCCTGAAAGCGCGCCAGCCGTCAATGCGCTCTTGGGGTCGTAACCTGCCGTAAGAGCTTGGCCGAAGGTCTTGCCCGCAGCGCCAACGCCCTGCTGGAACGCAGTCGGGCCAGACATGCCGCCGGTGAGCTGTCCGACCGCCCCGCCCAGCACCCCTTGTCCCACGCCTTTTAAGAAGCCCTGGCCCGTGGCCGCGCCAGCCACCCCGCCAACAAGCCCGCTACCCAGAATAGCCTGAGCGCCTTGGCCCAAGTTCATCCCGAGCATTTTGTTGGCCGCGCCGCCAACCACGTTGCCCAAGCCGCCGCCCAAGCCGCCCATGAGAGCGCCCTGCAGCGCGTTGCCTCCGGTGAGCGCCGATGACGCCCCGCCGATGACCGCTCCCCCAAAAGCCGTAGCCGCCGCCCCGCTCAGGCCGACAGCGCCGCCAATGGCTGAACCCAGACCCGGAGCGATGAAGTTGAGGGCGATCGGCAGGACAGCTTTGAACAGCTTCTTCAGAGAGAAGTACTGCGGGTATCCGGTGTTCGGGTTGATTGTGCCCGCGCCGCCCCGCGCCTTCAACATCGCCGCTTCTTCTGGCGAGATGTGAGCCATCATCGTGTCGCCCATGCGACCCTGGCGGGCCAGCGTCCGCATGCCCGCAAGACCGCCCCGAGCAAACATCTGAGTGGCTTGGCCGCCACCCTCACGCAGTTTGTAGAGCACGACCAGTGCCGAGGCGATGACCGTGGCGTCATACTCTGCCGGCATGTCGTCAGGTTCGACCATGTCGTCAAGAATAGCTGCTTCAAGGATCGCTTGATACTCTTCTGGGCGCTGAAGCATCAGCTCAAAGAGCTGAATCAATTCTTCAACTTGCTCTGGCGATGCATCCGACAGCTCAGCCTGAGCAACCTGCAGAGCCTGCTGAAAGCGCGGGTCTTGAGCCGCCTGTTGAATCAGTTGCTGCATTTCCATGTGTCGTGCTCCGTTACGCTATCGTCTGGACGAATCGTTCAGCCCATTCACGCCAGTCGGTAAAGTTGTAGGGAACCGGAAAGTTCTCTTTCAGGCTCATGTTGTTCAAGAACTGCATTGCCCAGTTCTGCCACTGCGTCTCGTCGTCAAGGCGACCGAACGCTCCGTAAGGGTCGAGGTCAAGGGCGATCTGGTCAGCCCAGTCCCGCAGCGCCATGCCCGTAGGGAGAGTAACTTGAATGCTCATCCCAGCACCGTCCTGTCCCCGGTAGACACGTGTCCGATAATCTGACCCATTTGATAATCGCCGTAAACCGCGTTGCTTTCAAAGCGAACGCGGAGTTCGCGCCGCTGCTCTTTGAGCATGACGATCTGCTGTTGCGGCTCTACGACGTCTTTGGGGTCTACGAACGTGAAAATGCTGCTGATGACTTCAGGAGCACGAGCGTTGGCGCGACCCGTAACCTGCACGGTCATCGGCCCGTTCTGCACGAAGTCAGGTTCAATCCGCGTGATGCGCAGGTATTCGTTCCTGCCCTGCGGCAGAGACGAGAGATCTGCGGTTTCAAAGTAAGAGCGGATCGGGTTGATGTTAGGCCCGTCAATCTCATCAACACCCTGCTCGTGAACCCAAACGCGGTAGTCGCCACCAGAGCCTTGAACACCCGTCAAGATCGGGGAGGCAAAGGAGTTGTTAAACTGCCCAGCAGAGCGACCGCCGTTCGGCAGTTCAGTGTCGTACCAGGTGTTCTCGCGGACGTTATAAACCACAGCGTGCGTGCACTCAGTAGCCTCGCCACGCGGATAGCACCACCAGATTTCGCCGTAGCGCGGAACCTTGAACGCAAACACTTTGGTTGCGTACCGGCGGTTGAGCCCGTCAAAGAAGTAGTTCAGGTTCATTGAGTTCGGCACTTCGCGCACGACGCCGTTAAACATCAAGAATCTGTCAACACCGGCCCAGAAGTAGACGCCGTCATAGTCTATGACGCAACCCGGCGAGAGAATTGAAGTGTCAGTTGCGACGACGTCAAACTGAAACACCGTAGCGCCGCCGGTGAACGTGGCCCGGATGACGGCGTCAAAGGCCCAGAAGATACCGGCAGGAGCGGTGCCTGAGCCCGCGCGCAAGGGTAGACCTTTGATAATCTTCTGCCCCCAGACGCGGGCCAGTCCGGCCCCGTTGGTAAAGTCGGTCAGATTAGTTGGCTCACCGGGCACAGACCAGCCGATGATGCCGTCAGTGCCGTAGTAAAACATGTATGGGTGTAGCGAAACGATACCGCCAGTGGCGTTCGCGTCAGGGGGTAGGTTCACGCTGAGCAGGTCGGCGGTGCCGAGCACTTCACCAAAGAAGATCTGACCGCCGGTTGAGTTGCAGATGCAACCCATGTTCGGCGAGACGTGCGCCATGATGTAGTTTTGATTCGTGGAAGAATCGTATTGATAGTCAAACATCCACAAATTTTCTGCGTTGTTGACAAGCGCGTCAGAGCCGTTGACCATGTCTGTTTTGGTCGTGGTGATGGTGGTCGCCGTAACAACCACTTCACCATTAGAAGCCGAGCCAGCGACCGATGCGGTGATCGTGATGACTGCGCCGACAGCGGCTGCGGTGTAGTTCGGAGTTGAAGCGAATGCCGTAATATTCGCGGCCACCGCCGTCGCCGTTGTGGCGAGGTCAGTGATGAACGCGACCGCGCCAGACATGATGTCAACACCGTTGATCTTGATGCTACCGACAGACCCGGCAGCGCCGCCCGTCAAGGTGACCGTGCAGGTTCCTGCGACAGCTGCAGGGGTCCGGTCTGAGACGACTGACGAGTTCAACGAGGAGTCCATAGTGAAGCGTTCAAGCGTCGTAGCGCCGCCCGAATGACAGTAAACAAACCCCTGCTGCGTAAACGTGCTGAACCCGCGACTGATTTCTGTCAGATATTTCTGGGTTGATCTGTACCCGCCAACTTTGCGCGGCAACGCTCGCTGCCAACGCACCCACTGACCATCCACATAGAAGTCGCCCTCAAATTTGGTTCCGTCCCGCTTGATGCCGGGGTTAGACTTGAGAACGATAGTGGTGTCGGGCATCAGAAGCTCCCGCCGTTAACGGTTCCCGCAGGAGCCACGCCGAGCGCCGCCCAAGCAGCCGCCTGGTCCACAGCAGTGAACACGCCGATGCCGACAGAAGTGCCGCCAAGGTTAATGAGTGCCGAACCTGCCGTGGTCGCGCCGGTGCCGCCCTGAGAGATGTTCAGAGGAACAGAGATACCCCCGGTGTCGGCATTCAAAACATCCGTGCCGTCAGAATAAAGGATAGCCCTCTGGTTCGTTGCTATGGCCACACCCAGGCCCGCCGGGGTTTTAACGGTCAGCGTGTACGGCCCGGTCGTGCGGTTGTCTACCCAGTATTGCTGCACCGTGGCAGGCACAATAATGTTGCGGTTGCCGGTCAAGGTGCCTGTGAACCGATAGGCCACGCGGTTGAGTTCCGTGCCGGTGAGAACGTAGTTCCCCGTGCCCGCGACGTCAATGACCGTGTAGTCAAACGCAAAGGTCGCCGACTGACCAAAGCCGATAGTGTAAAAGTCACTACCGTCGCATGCGATGATTGCCGATTCACCCGGCTGGAAGCTCAAGAACGAGTTGCCGTCAATCAGGGTTGTTCCCGGCGCATCAGCAGAGATTGCACCGCTACCTGAGTTGCGCAGGTAGATGAACCAGTTGTTGTTAACAACGGTTGGCGTGGGCAGCGTTAGAGTGCCGCCAGCGCCAGTCCAGTTGAACATTTTAGCGCGGTCAGCTAACGACGTGGTGAAGTTAGAGTTGAAGGACGTAACCGGCACAGACTGGCTCAGCAGCGCGCCAACAGCCACAATACCTGTTCCTGCAAGCGCAGAAGCGTTGGCGGTTGAAGTCGTGGCGCCATACTGCAACGACTGCCAAGTTCCTGCAGCCGTAGAGTTGTTCGTCAGGTAAACTTGCCACAGCGTTCCAGCCGCGACCGTGATAACCTGAACACCCGCCGAGTTGCGAACGGTAAAGGTTTGAGCGCCCCGGTTGTTGAACAGGATCGTGTTACCCGTGCCGGTCTTGTTAGCCTCGGGCAGCGTGATGCTCAGCCCGGACGTGGACGGCGTAACGTCCATAATCCGGGTAGCAAGATTTACGTTGGTGGAGGTTTCCTCCGGCCAGCTGAGAACGATGTCTGTAGACAGTGCGACCGAGCTATAGCTGATCTCGCTAGGGTAAATGTTCGCGCCGCCGAACACATCTGTGTAAATAGGCATTACGCTTCACTCCTGTTAGCTGAACGATCCATGATGCGCTTCAAGTCTTCTCCGTTGAGAGCCTGAGCGGAACGGTCGTACATTCCTTGCCAGATCTGAATGCGCTCGTCGCTCTTGAGGAACGGGGCCGCTTCGAGCAGCGCTGCGTAAAGCAGCAGGTCAGGCGCGTATTCAGTGAGCCAGTTTGTTTGAAACTCGTCGTCCAAGAAGCGAGGCTGTTCGTAGTAGAGAATCTCAAGCGTCTGAACGGTTGCAGGCGTTGGCGTGATAAGCCAGTGCTGATAGTCGTAGTCAGCATAGAACTGCGGCGCAGCAGTTTCGGCTTCATCAGGCCAGTAGCTACGGCAGTATTCATATGAGCGGGCATAGATTGGCGAACCGTTGACCGTCATGCTGATGGTGTCGCGCCACCTGTCGGGTTTGAGGTAAACCGCCACGCCCGCCTGCAGCGGAGTCTGCACGGCACGGATGAAGCCTTGGATCTTCAGCTCGCGCGCAATCCGGCGCTCGCCCAGCGTGATCAAACGGGGCAGCTGCTCATAGACGATCTGGTCGCTTTCGGCGGTGAAACCACGCTCAAGATAACGGCGCACGTCCGTTAACAAGCTGTCATAGGTCATGCTGTATGCCATGCGGACTCCGGAGTTAGTTTCCGCAGCTGTTGCAGCATGCGCCCGTGTGATGAATTATAGCCTTGAAAGATGGCGGAAGGCAACCCAATTCAGCGTCAGCAGAATTTAACCTGGGTTGCCCTCAGTATTTAGCCGAGAAGCTTGGCCAATGTCTTAGGGCCGGCAACTCCGTCGGCGGTCAGACCGTTGGCGGCTTGCCACTTTTTGAGCGCAGCCTCGGTGCCCGGACCAAAGTCGCCGTCAGCCGCAAGCCCGAGTTTAGCTTGCATTTTCTTGACGTCGTCACCCTTAGAACCACGGCGCAGCGCGCCGCCAGAAGCCGCGACCGCGGTGGGCACCGGGGCGGTGATCTTACCGCCGAGCGCCGCTATGGCGCGGGCGTGGCGAGCTTGACGGTCCGCCAAGCCGATGTCACCGCCATTGATCTTCTTGGTCAGTGCGGCCACGTTGCCAGTGTCGGCGATTGCGTTCAGCTTGTTCGTGTTCCAGAACCACAGCGCAGACGCGAGCGCACCTTCTTTGGTCTCAAGCCACTCAGCAGCTTGTTCCGCCGTCATGTCGTAGTCTTTGGCGAAGCGCGTATAGTTATCACGTCCAGTGAGCTGCTTGAGACCGCGACCACGGAAGCGCCATCCATCACCGGGCTGCGTGTTGCCCAGCTTTGAGGTGCGGAACTCGTCCATGTAGACGTAGTTGGCGATCTTCTCGGGGTTCTTGGCATACTCGGCGGCATTACGTTTGCCGGGGCCGAAGTAGCGGGAGAACACCTTGTTCAAAGTCTCCTCACGGTAGTTCAGGTTCTCAGACAGAGCGTTGAAGTCCATGCTCTCATGGGCGCACTGCGAGATGAAACCGGCGATGCGCTGGTCGGTCGTGATATCGTATTTCGGCAGAGCTTTATTCAGCTCCTCGCACCAAGCCTCGACCTCCTTATTGGTGGGAATCATGGCCCGTAACTGGTCTACGGTGATCAGGCTCATTTCTTCTTGCCTTTCTTAATGACTGCGCCGAGCACGGCTTCCTTCGCCATGTCTTTACCCATACCGCCGAGGAGGTCACCGACGTTGCCTGTGGCGGCGACTTTGATTGCGTTTTCTACTGGGTCGGGCAGGTTCACTTTGTCCAACACCGCGTCCACGGCTTTCTCTTTAACCTTACGGCCAACGAGCATTCCAATCATGCGTCCGATCATTCTGCAATCCCCCAATCTTCGGCCAGCATGTCTGTCTGGCTGGCAAGCCACGGAACCCGAGCGCCCGGAGTGTTCTGGGCGTCGTCGGGGTAATTCAGGTAAACGTAAGGCAATGTCATTTTGCTATGAGCGTCAGGAACCTGCAATTCCAGCCACAAGCCTTTGCCGTTCCATCCAGTGCGCGAAAGGCGCTTGCCCTGCTTGAGGGCGCGGAGTGCGTCTCCAAAATCCATCATTCGGTGTACTCCTGTGGGGCGGGAGGCTCATCATTGCCGCCCTTGTTGCGGTTGTTGCCCGCCGCCATCACGCCGCCGAGAGCGCCGACGATGAACGAGGCGATGGGCGTCAGCAGTTCGAAGAACTTGCGGTCGTTTTCGCTCGACTCGCCGAGAGGCTGGGTCACGAAGACGAGGCTGTAGAGGATAGTGAAGATGGTCCCGGCCAAGATCACTACCAAGGCGCAGCCGATGAAGTACCGCAGCTTGGCTTCCATCATTTCTGGATCGTTCTTGCTCATTGCGAGGCTCCTGTCAGGTCAGTGGCGCACATGCCAGTACGCAGGCAAATCGGGGGCGTGCATTCAAGCGCAGCCCAGTTCTCAGGGTCTTGGCAGGGGTAGCGATAGAAACCATCGCCGCTGACCCAGAAGATCGCGGCGACGGTAGCCAAAAACGCCAGCCAGACTAAGGCTTCCATCTTCATCATTGCATCGGGTTCCTTATCAGGTCGTCCATCGCTTTCCAGAGGTCTTCGATCTCGGCGTCGTATTTCTCCAGCTTGCCAGCGAGGCCGCTGCTGACGCTGTCCGATTTCTCAACCATCGACCGAAGATCCATCAGTTCTTTCTGCTGTTCCAATATGCTCGCCATCTGGGTGCTGATAGCCGACAGCTTGGGCGCAAGCCCGCGCACGTCATTGTCCTGTATCGCTTGCTCCAGAGTTTGCACCCGGCTCTCAACACCCAGCACGCCCTCGACACTTTCTTCAACAGCCCAGAAACGGTTGACCGTATCATAGCCGACGTACACCGTGCCGCTGATACCAGACAGTACGGGCAGGGCGGCGGCAAGCCACCAGCCCTTTACGTCAAAGCCAGCAATCCGCAGGCCGTTGGTTTCAGCTTCCTCGCTCACGAACCGTAGCCCGCAGCGTAGACATCCTCGACCGAAACAATGTTGGCCTGTAGCAGGCCCTGCAAGCCGATGCCGAAGGCGTCAGCGCCGGAGATGTTCATAATGTCAGCCGTTGCCGAGTAGGTCACCGTGGTGCCGTACAGGCTGGTGCCGCTGTTCGCAGCGTAAGCGTCCACCGTCCCGGTCATGGTCGCGTTGCGAGACGCAGCGAGGAACGCACCGGCATCGCGGGCGTAAGCCTGCACCGCGCCCAGAGCCGAGTTGTAGTTGCTCACATCGGCGGCGGAGATGGTCATGTCACTGTTGGTCAAGATTGTCTGTAAGGCCATCTGCTCTGTCACGGTGTCGGCGTTAGCGACCATATTCGCCACCGCCTGAACCTCCATCAAAATCGCAGTTGCGGCAACGAGGTTATCGACAGCCGAAGAGAGATTGACCATCGCTGCTTCGTGCTGATCCTGAAACAAAATCTCAGCGTTATAGTACGTCGCGTCGATCACCCCCTGTACATCGGAGTTGTAGTCGAGGCGCATCTGTTCGGTAACAGCGGCATCCTGCATGACACCCGGTGCGAGGATGTCGCCGTTGCTGGCGCTGTAGATCGCACCAGCCGTCAGGCTTTGCGAGGCGGTAAGCTGGTCAAGGATTGCCTGCGCCGACCCCTGCAGGTTCGTCATCGTTGGTTCTGCGTGAGCGGCGGAAGCGCTCAGACAGAGTAGGGCCAGTGTTTTCTTGAGGTAGGACATCAGGAAGCTCCTCTCCCATCATCAGGAATGTGTCCCAGAAGGGCTGATCATCAGTGTACCCGACTACGTAGGCGTGAGGGTTGCCGCGCATAGCCAAGTACCCTTCACGCCCCACCAACAGCTTGCCCGTCTCAATTGAGTAGATTGGGCAGGGCGTGCTGGCCAGCGCCATGGCTTTGAAGATCGCGGCGCTGTCGCACATGACCGAGATGCCAGAAACTTGCAGGCCGAGACCGCCAGCCTCTTGCGGGGTGCCGAGCAGGCGGGCGTCTTTGCGCCGGTTGCACTCGGGATCTTGCTCCATTCTCCCCTCGGCACGACCAAAGATGCTGATCTGAAAAGCCTGTTGCACCGGGATCAAGCAGCTGTCGTTGCCACCACCCCCCATGACCGTAGGTGCTGCGGCTGTCGGCACTGGGGTAGAGAACGGCGCAGACCCAGAACCGTTGTAGTTCGTGGTGCTGTCGTTGTTGTTTGACCCAATAGTAGAGTTTGTGTTGCCAGAGTTGGTGTTCAGGTCACCTGTTACCTGGGCGTTGGCGGTTGCGGTCAGTAGACAGAGCACAGCGCACCCATAACGTCCCGCGTGTCGCCAGAGCAGAGAAGCGCGTTGGCCGCGTCCTCTTGACTCATGTAATATAAGGTTTCTGCGTTCTGACGAATTTCGCATTGCGCGTCCCCTTTCGGGCAGGCGGTGGTATAAGCCACCGAGGAGACGGTGACCGGGCCGCAGCCCGCAACCAAGATAAGGAGGGCAAGCCTCATTTGACGCCCTTCTCAATCAGCCTGTCGATCTTCTTCTCCAAGAGGTCGAGCCGCGCCAATACCCGGTTGATGTCAGAGTGCAGGTCAGCTTTCGTAGCGTAGTCCTCGCGCGTCCTGTTGAGCAGGATTTGCAGCCGCTTTACCTCGTCCATGTGACTCTTGAGTATCCAGCCGAAGATGCCGAGGATGGCGGTCAGGCCGAAGTTTATAATCATCTCCGTGGTCATCAGATCACCTCACGCGGAAGAACGACAGCGGCGCCAGCCGCCGTGGCCGCAAAGTCCCAGAAGTCCATTGTGCCAGCGCCGCTCACTTTATCCCAGACTTCTTTGCCCGCGCCGATCATCGCGACAAAAACAAAAGCCGCCCAAGCTGCGGTGTCGTAGACCACCAGCGTCGAGGCGATAGCCATGCCTGCCCAGAAGTGTGCCTGTTTATCCAGCGGGGGCATCTTGAACCTTTAGCGAGGCGGTCAGCATGTTCATGAAGGCATCACGGCCCACTTGAAGCTGGTCGAGGTTGAAGCGCGTCGAACCGATCTTGCGGTCCAAGTCTGCCACATGGTTGATGAGAACCTTCTGCTCGTCGGTCAGTTGGTCCTCGGTGTAGTCCTGATCGTTGATCGTGATGGTTACTGGTTTTTTCTCGGCCATCGTGATCCTCCTTCTGGTTAGGGGTTAAGTTGTGCGCGGAGGCTGTCAACCTCTGCTTTGAGTTCCTGAATGGCGGCGACGAGCAGCGGGATCACATCCGTGTATGCGAGGCTCAGAGTATCGTCTTCCTCGCTGTTCTGATACACCGCCTCTGGAAGAACCGCCTGAACGTCCTGAGCGATCAGGAAAGAGCGTCTCTTTTCAGGAGCATCAGACTTGTATTTGCCGATAACAGCCCGAAGGCTTGACACCTTATTGGCTGCGTCAGTAATCGGCTCGATGATGTCTTTAATGCGCTCGTCGGAGTAGGAACCCCAAGATGCTGCGCTGTTTGCCAAACTTACGCCCGCAGCCTGATTGCCGCACCACACCCTAATCTGAGAAACACTTCGGGCCGCAAACATACCTCCGCCAAATGAACCGGGGCATTCTAAATAGAGCTGTGCATCGTATCCAGCCCCGTTGTGGGCCTGCACTGTGAGAGTGGCATTGCTGGTCAACCCGTCAGACGTAAGCCTTGCACTGGCACCTCTTACGAGTAGCTTGTCGCTGCCCGTCGTCGTTCCCACCAACAGGTTTCCGCTGGAGTCGATGCGGGCGCGTTCTGCAACGTCTTCTTGGACAAATCTCAAACCGCCGCCGCTTACGGCTTGCATGGTAAAGATAGAGCCGTCGGTTTGTGCTTGGAACTGACCAGCGCCCCCAGAGGAGGCTTGCGTGCGAATAGTAGCAGCGCCCGTTGTCCCCCCGCTAACGTGAACGGCCACTGCGGGGTTACTGGTCCCGATACCCAAAAATCCTACAGAAGAAATGCGGACGCGTTCTGTGTTGCCCGTGCTGAACTTGAGCGGACCTTGGCCTCCAGCGACAAACCCGACGTTTATGTCCATGCCACCAGCATCAGAGTTGCTTGGGGTCAACTCAAACGTCGTCTTGGTTGTCCGCAAATGCACATCACCAGAGGAAGTCGTGGCCGAACCCACGGAGAGGTCTGCGGTAGGGCTGGTCGTCCCAATCCCCACGTTGCCCGAGGAGTCGATCCGCATGCGTTCGGTATCATTGACCCTTGAGATCAGAGCGGTCGCAGCATTGATCCCGTTCGGGAAGTCAGGCGCACCCGTTCCAGCGGCATCAGTGATGGTGTTGGTCTGGATCGTGGACATTAGTTGGCCTCCAACTCTGCTACGCGGGCGGTGAGTTCCTGAATGGCTTTGACGAGCGTTGCCACCAAGAAGCTGGTATCGACACCCTGATACTGCGGGTTGCCCGTCTCATCCACAGCGTCTTTCTCACCCGTCACGCAGTCGGGGACAACAGCTTGCAGTTCGTGGGCGATGAAGCCTTGGCCCGCCGATCCGTCAGCCTTCCAAGTGTAGGTCACAGGGTTAAGCTGCGCCACAGTGTCCAATGCGTTTTGCATCGGCGCGACGTTCTCTTTCAGGCGGTAGTCGGAGGATGTGACGTAGGCCGTGGCGGTGGTGGTTACATCAATTCGACCAACTTGAGTGGTGTCCCGAAGAAATGCAGCCACAGCCCCGTTGTTGCCTCTACGTCTAATATAGAGAGAAGCGTTCTGGTTTCGCGACAGTGAAATAGCACCATCGCCTTCAATAGAACAACCATCTGCCGAGCCGCTGAACACGTTTATACTGCTAGTTTGCCCTACAGTTAGCACCCCGCTGGAGTCGATGCGGGCGCGTTCTGCGACATCGGAGCCTCCGCTGCGTGTCCCGAAGGTTAACGCAGAAGAGCCGCTTGCCGTTTGAAGAGCGGAAATCGTAACCGCACCGTTCCCACCGGATGTGCCGCCATCAATACGGATCGTTCCAGCGCCACCAACTGAGCCGTTCGTGTTGTAGAAATACGCGAGAGGGGCGGCGGCTAGCGTGTTAGCTGAGCTGTAGGCAGTCGTGATTTCGTTCTGAACATGCAGCCTGTTGCTCGGACTTGTCGTCCCAATCCCCACGTTGCCTGCAGAATCGATCCGCATGCTCTCGACGCCACCCTCAGAGAAGGCGATGGTATCAGCCGCAGGGAAGAAGATGCCCGTGTTGCTGTCGCCTGTCGGATAGATGGCCGGAGCGCCCGCGCTACCCGCAGGAACCTCGTTAGCTAAGCCAGAGACGTTCACCGTCCCCGTAGCATCCGGCAGCGTAAGCGTCCTGTCCGTGTTGCCGTTGGGGGCAGCGATGGTAAACGCACCAGTGCCAGAGGCGTTGCCTTGCAGTCTGATGAGCGACATTATTTGGCCTCCAAGGTTGCTACGCGGGCGGTGAGTTCTTCAATGCGGGCCATAGCCTCTTGCAGCGCCTTGAGGGCGGCATAGTGCAGGTCGGCCTCGTAAATCGACTTGAGCGGCACACCATCTACCGGGGTTTCACCGAAGCCGTCATTGCTGACGAGTTCAGGTGCTACGCTTTCGACCTGCTGGGCAATCACGCCGATGTTATCGTCACCATGGCTCTGGTCGAGATATTTGTAGGTGACGACTTGCAGCGCTTTGATCTTGTCCCAGTAGGAACCCAGCGGGGTAACATCGGTCTTTACCCGCTCGTCTGACAGGTTGACGTTATTGGCGCTATAGTTAGCAAGACCGCCGTTTTTACGTAGCTCCCAGCGCGTTGCGCTAGTGTCTGTATATCTAGCGACAACCTGCGTGTTGTTCAGGGCTTGCGCGGTATCATTAAACGCAAAAAAGGTCGGTGCGCCAGAAGACGCGGTGTTGCTTAGAGCCATGCCGTTAACGCCGTCACCGCTAAAGCGAACGAACATCTTCGCGTTTTCGGTATTACTGGTCGCATTCACCAAAAAATTTCCGCTAGAGTCGAACCTAGCAACCGGAGTGCTTTGACGGACGAAGGCCAGCTCATCTTGAGCTGCCGCAATACCGCCGCCAATCGACCAAAGTGTTGTGCCGGAGGAGTTCTTCCAAGAAAGAAGCGCAGACCCGCCATCCGCTAAATACTTGATGCTTGCGACCGTGCTATTGCCTTGGAGTTCCAGCTTTGCGGACGGGGTCGTCGTCCCGATCCCCAAGTTGCCAGACGCATCAAGGCGCATGCGTTCGGTGGAGCCGTTGCCAAACAGAAGGCTCCCGCTGCCGTACAGAATGGCTGAGTCCGTGACCGCACCTGTCGTGAAATTGCCCCCGTTGGTAATGATGGTGTTTTCGGATGCGCTACTCACCCGGATATTACCGCCAGACACATGAACCAACTGGTTTGGGCTGTTCGTACCAACCCCAACCCGACCAACAGACGTAACCGTGACCCGCTCAGTGCCAGCCGTGGCCACAGCCACGGTATCCGCAGCCGGGAAAAAGACCCCCGTGTTGGTGTCCTCGCCCTGATACGCGGGAGTGCCAGCACTGCCGTTGTTGCCCGCGACTCCAGTGCTTCCGCTAATTGTGATCGACATCTTACAAAACCACCCAGTTAGAGCCAGAGGGGACAGTGACCGTAACGCCCGAGTTGATCGTGATCGGCCCGGTTGACATAGCGTTTTTGCTTGACGGGATTGAATAGTTCGTGGTGACCGTCTGACCGTTCTCAATGAAGATTTCGTCAGAGCCGCCGCCCGTCGCACCGCCACCAACGCTACCCCAGCTTGTGCCGTTGTAACCCTCGAACTTGGCGATGTCGCTATTAAAGCGGAAGTAACCTGCAGCGGGAGAGCCATCGCGCTGAGCTTGAGTACCCGCAGGAATAGCCGCAGAGCCCGTCGAAGAGGTCTCATCCACCTTAGCGTTGAGCTGCGTCTGGATTGCAGAGGTTACACCGCTGCTGTAGTTCAGCTCAGTGATGGTGGCCGTGAGACCCGTAAGGGTGGTCGCGGTGCTCGCGCTAATCGCCGTTGAAGCGTTGCCCGTCAGCGCGCCCACGAACGTCCCGGCGGTCACAGTGTTCGTAGACGGGTTATAGGTGAACGTGGCCGCGTCATCTTGCAGCAGCCCGTAGTAACCCGTGGTCGAAGCCGTAGTGTTCGCAAACGGAACCTTGAACGCACTTGAGGTCGAAGAGGTCGTGACTTTGACAGCGTCCGCTTGCGCGGTGGTCGAGCCGAATGTGACGTTACCCGCGCCGTCAGTCGTCATGACCTGACCGCTGGTGCCGTCGGCGGTCGGATACTTGAGACCCGCCGGGTTGTTCATAATGCGCTTAACGGCACCTGACGCATTTTCTGCGTAAAGCGCCATGTCAGCGTCATTAATGTTGATAGCGAGTTCGCCGGGGTTCAGGTCTGACGCGCTCGGAACTGCACTAGCAGTAGTACTGCGGTACAGCTGAATCGGGGTGTAGCCGGTCTGCGCCATTGCTCTTACCTCTTTCTCAGATTATTGACGAACACTATACCCTTGAATTGGACGGAAGGCAACTGGTTATTCATCAGAACGTCCCTCCGTCCAGACCACTCCAGCTGGGCGCGCTTGAACCGTTAGACAACAGCACTTGCCCCGCCGTTCCGTTAGCCAAGAAAGCCGTAGCACCCGAACCCGTTTGATAAGGAATCTGGCTGGCGGCACCGCCCGCAAGGTTAGTGGCGGTTGTCGCGCTGGTTGCCGCAGTTGCGTTACCAACAGTGACGCTGGCCGGGTCGGTCCAGACTGGCGAAGTCCCGTTGGAAGTTAGAATACGGCTAGAGACGCCGATCGGGATTCGGTCAAGCGAAGACGCCGTATTGGCGAAGATCAAGTCGCCGGTCGCGTAGCCGCTAATACCCGTGCCGCCATTGGTCGGGGAAACCGGAGTGGTCAACGAGAACTGAGTGCCTGACAGCGTTAGGCCGGTTCCGGCAGAGTAAATCTGCGTGTTGGCAATTTGAGCAAACGTGATTGCCGTAGTACCGAACGTGATGACGCCAGAAGTGTTGCAGGTGTAGGTCTCACCCGCACCCGTCGTACCCTGCTGTACGAAGACCGTAGAACCTTCGCTCAAACCGTTCGCGCTGTTGATGACGTAAGTGTCGGCGTCGCTAGAACGAGTCAGCACCCAGTTGGTGCTGCCTGAGCCAGTGTTGGTGACAACGTAAATGCCGTTCTGGGTCTGGGTGGTCTGCTGGTACACCAGAACGCGGTCGTTGGTGGCGACAGTCACACCGTCGATGACGAGAGCGGCTTGCGCACCCGCATTGGTCAGCGTGGCCCCAACCCCGGCAGTGCCGTTGTTATACGTCGCGTTCAAGTTGACCGGCGACTCTACACGAACCGGCTGGTGGAAGTGAATACCGCTCGCTACGAGCGTGTCAACATACTGCTTAGTCGCAGCCTGCAGAGCGGAGGAAGGGTCTTGAGTAAGCGTGACCGAAGTGAGGCCCGCCAGCGCGGTCGCGGTTCCCCCAAGCGACACCAGAGTGCTGCCGATGGTTAGCGAGCTGTTGCTGAGAGCGCCGTTCGGAATGCCGGTGAAGTTGGTTCCCGTCAAAACCGGAGCCGTGCTGTAGCTCGGGGTAGAGCCACCCACGAGAACCCCAGACGCGGTGGCGAGCAGAGACGTGGCGCCAGACCCGGTCTGATACGGGATAGAGCCCGCAGCGCCGCCAGCAATGTTTGTCGCAGTGACTGCGGTAGTCGCCGCACCCGCCGTAAAGGAAGACCCTGTTCCCGTCAGCCCGGTTCCGGGGCCAGAGAACTGGGTCGTGGCGGTGACAAGGGTTCCGGTTACTGCTGCCGGGGTCGTCCCACCGATGGTAGTGCCGTCAATCGTGCCGCCATTAATGTCCGCCGTCGTCAGCACTGACGAACCTAGAGTGACGACACCCGTCGTATTGGCGATGCTACCGGCAGCGGTGCCGTCTTTAGCCTTGAGGTTCGTGACTTCAAGGTTCGTAGCGTCAAGGGTCGTGGCGTTTACGTCGGTGGCGTTAACAGTTGTGAACGCGCCGCTGGCAGGCGTCGTGCCGCCGATCGGCGTGCTGTTGATCGTGCTGCCGGTGATTGCCTTGCTTGAAAGCGCCGCCGGGATGTCAGCGTTGTCTAGCAGGCGGAAGGTCGTGGGAGCAGCCGTGCCGCTCACAGGACCCGCATAAACAACATTAGCAGCTTGGTCGCTAACGATGAGGGCTGAACCCCAGCTTGGGGCGCTAGAACCGCCAGACACCAGAACCTGGCCGGAAGAGCCAACCGGACCAACGTACAAACCGTCAGCACCGGACCAAATGATTGCGCCCGCGCTCGGCACCAGACTGCGCGCCGTGCCGCCGTTGCTTAGGCCGAGGATGTTGTCAACCTGATCATCGTCAGAAAGGTCTATGGCGGGGTGCGTGTGGTCGGCGCGGGAAATGTCAGTAGAAGAGCCCGCAGAGCCGTTCGTGTTCACAGACAGCGGAGTAGAGCTGGAAAGATTCGCGTTCAGTGTGACGTTGCCCGTGAGAGCGCCGCCACCGTTCAGGCCGGTGCCCGCGATAACCTGACGGCTCGTCGGCACACCCCCACCACCCGAAGCCGGGATCGTTGTGGCGGCCATGACGCGGCCCGTGACGTCTACAGTGAAGACCGGGATGTCGGTTGAGGTGCCGTAGGACCCAGGCGTCACACCTGACGAGGCGAGTTGAGTAGAGCCTACCCCGCCGGGGGCAATAGACAGCGTGACGTTTGACGACAGTTGCCCGCCGCCGGTCAGCCCGGTGCCCGCAATCACCTGCCGAGAAGTCGGCACACCCGCCACGCTCAACAGGTCACCTACCCGGATCTGGTAGTTGTTGCCCTGGTAGACGATCATCATCAGCGAGTTTTCATCGGCCACCGGGGCGACGGGAAGCTGCGTGACGCGAGTCGGGATCAGGTTGCTAGGTACGTCGGTCATGCGTCAAAGCTCCAAATATCCGTCACCATCTTCGGTGATGATGAACTCGTTGCCCTGCTCTTGAATCAAACCGGCAGGGCGAGTGTTGATCGGCGTGTCGGGACGCACAAACGGAAGCACGATCTTATCCGGCGGACGCGGGGCGAGCCGGTAGGGGTCGTATTGATCGCGGTCTTCCTCGCAGACCATGAGGCCGGGGTAGTTCGGATCGGGTTGCAGTTCGGACAAGAACATCTTGCGCGAGCAACGACCGCATATACCGATACCGTAAGTCGGTTGGCCAGTAGGGTCGAGGTACAGAGTGCTGCTCATCGTGTGTACGCCGAAATACCGGGATTGATCTGAATCGGCGAGCCGTCATTGTCGCCGTCCCAGGCACGTTGCATGCTTATGTTAGCGCGCTGTTCAAGCAGGGGCATGAGGTTCATGTCGACCTGTGGGGTCTCGGCAGCGACCTTGCTGGCCAGACCGTCGATGATCGCTTGCAGCCAGCGCTGGGGCACCTCAACTTCTTGCTGGAGGTTCTCGGTGTCCATGATCTGCCGGTGGCGCCACAAGATCAACTGAGCTTGCTCTGCCGCAGAGAACGGCGCGGGCCACAAGTTGACAACCGGCTCCGGCAGGTCGCGCTGGAAGTAGTAGTTGCTGGGGCGACCGGGGAACTGCAGGTTCGACTGGTTCACGTACGAGTCGCGGTTCAACTGCCCGAGCGGGATCTGCTGCGGCAGGTTGCCCAGCGTGATCGCCGAATAGTTCAGGGTTCCGGCGGTAGCCACGATGCGGAAGTAGGCATAGGCCAACGCCCCGCTAATGTCGGTCCACGTAATCTCACCGGCAGACGCCGCCACGCTTGATGTTCCCACGGTCGTCCACGAAGAGCCGTTAGTACTGACTTGGAAGTTGACGGGAACCGCAGCCGCAGACCACTTGATGCCAACCGTGTTCACCACCGTCGCCGTCGTGAAGTTAACGGTATAGCTAGTGGAAGTGGTGACCGAAGCCCCGCTCAGGAGCTGCAGCACCCGGTAGTTCAGGTTCAGGACCTCAACTGTGCCCGGTGGCAGGGTGATTAGCGGTTGGTTCTCATACATGGGAAGGATGAGCTGTTCAATGCACCAGCTCGGCGTCTTGATGTTAGCCAGCTCGGAGAGCATGAGATACAGCGAATCAAGCGCGTAGTCATGCATCTCCGCCGTGATGGCTTGGGCGGGCAGGCGACAACGCCTGAAGGCGTGATCTACCACCTTCAGAGCGTTGAACGTCGTGCCGCTCACATTACCAGAATACGCCATGCTTTCTCCGCTGTGTGATCAAAGCTGGCCGCTGGTTCAGCACGCCCGTGGAGGTCTTTCGGTGAATTATAGCTCAACACCGATGAAAGAGCAAGTCACTTTCTTTTCTTGCCCGCCTCAGACATCGCGATAGCGACAGCCTGCTTACGGCTCTTCACCATCGGGCCAGACTTGCTACCCGAGTGCAGTTCACCGGCCTTGTACTCGCCCATGACCTTGCCGACCTTGGCTTCTTGCTTCGGGGTCATACCGCCGCGCTTCATCATGGTCTTCGGGCCGGGGAGGTCTGGTGCGGTGTGCATTTTGGTCTCACCGGGGTTCTTGTTACCCTCAATGCCCAGCTTGCTGCGGTCTTTGATCATACCGCCAGCCATTGCTTTGATCATCGGTTCGCTACGGTTTGTCGGATACTGCTTGCGCATCGGACGGTCGCTTTTCAGCTTGGCCTCGTCGTAGCGCATTTCCTTACGGACCCGCGACATTTCCTCGCCAGCGTCTTTACGCTCGCTGCGGGTTTCCTGCTTGATGCGGGACATCTCTGCGCGCTCGTTAGCCATCGCCTTCTTAGCGCCGCCTTCAGCATAACCGCCCATCGCCATCTTGGTGAGAGGCTCACCCTTGTGCAGGCTCTTTTCATGCTTTTGCACGGCAGCTTTGACCATAGCCTTGTCTTTTGTGACGTCGGCTTTAGCCATTTGTTTCATCATTGCCTTGTCTTGGGCTACGTCGGCGTGACCGCCGCGAGCATAACCTTTGACCATAGTTTTGCCGGACGAACCAGTAAACCCGCATTCTGTCGGGAACTGGAAGTCGGACACATACTTTAACGACTTGCTCATCTCACGCTCCTACCTGAGTGATATTTGTCATGCGATTGCTTTACGGCTGCGTGCCGTAAGTCTTTATGCACTCAAGAACGACGCTGTACATGTCACCGTTGCTTGCGTCAAGCGTGGTGAACGCCACATCTCCCGTAACCCCTGCACCTGCGTTGCTAGGCAGACCGCCAAACGACGAAAAGTCCATGAAGTAATTTGAGTTTTGCGGGATCATCCAAGCAAACGCATCAGTTGTCGCGTCGAACAAAATTCTGATTTCTAGACCATGCGTCGTAGACCAAATTTTGTTAATCTTGACTCCGTTGCAAGCGTTTCCGGCAGCGTTCGGTTGCAGGGTTGAAACGTCGATCTTCACGACCGCAGTTTCACCGCCTCCGTCAGAGATGTTGGTGAACTTTCCGATGAACAACCGCTCACCGTCAAGAATCGTTTGTGAAGTAACAGCGTCGGCCATACCTATCTCCTAAAAAGAGGGGGCGCTCATGGCCCCCTCGGTTTCACCGATTAGGCTGCTACTGCGCCGTTCAGAGCCATGATAGCCCATCCGGCAGCGGTGTAGATCAGCGTGGCCGACTCGCCGACACCCGTGAAGGTGATGGTCGAGAAGCCAATCTTGGTGGTGGGGGTCAGGACAGCCGAGCCGCCATCTACGGTGTGAACGATGACCTTGATTTGGCCAGATCCGCCGTTGGCGAGAGTCAGAGCCTGCGTCGCGCCGGTGGTGGTCAGGGAGGTCAGCATGTCGGTCACGTTGACAGCGCCAGCACCGGACAGGGATTGAACCGAGGCAAACACGTCACCCGTGAGGTTGCCAGTCACGTTGCCAGTCATAGCGCCGATGAAGCCGTTGGTCGAGGTAACGGGACCGGAGAAAGTAGTCGAAGCCATTTTAGATTCCTCTCATGCGAGTTGTGGTGCGTTAGTCTGCATGACGTCAGCCGAGGACTGTCTAACACACCGAGTGGTCCTCGGGATTGTAGAAAGGGGGAGCACTAGGCTCCCCCGATCTGTTTTACACGCCTGCGGTGCCGTAGACGCCGCGCGGGTCGGTCCAGCCGAACACGTAACGCTCGGTTGCCTTGTAGCGCATCGAGTCGGTTTCGAAGTCACCTTCCATCGACTTTTCAAGGCCACGACGCATGAGCAGCTTCAGACCTTCGGGAGCGTCGGTCTGAATCCACCAAGCGGTGGTCGAGGTGATACGCGACAGGTTGGCTTGGCCGTCCGACAGCAGACCCATGGACTTCACGGGGTTGATGTCGTTGTCGGCGGTGCCGGTACGCAGAACCGACTTCAGCAGCACTTCTGCTTGGAAGACGTTCGACGGGCCAGTCACGATCTTCTTCGGCGTCAGACGGATACGCTTGCCGTTGTTGTCAACAGCGTTGCGGATCTGAATGAGCAACTGCTCCAACGAGGTCTGCGACAGAGCCGCAGGCGTGGTCAGCTGGTTGCTGAAGGTGCCGTTGACGATGGGGTGCGAGTTGCTCACCAGAGCCACACCGTCGCCGCCGGGGTAGGCAGCGTTGAAGGCGCGGTTCAGGATGTTGGCACCCAGCGTTTCCTTCGTTTCGATCAGCGACTGAGCCAAGTGCTTGGCGTAGGTCTGACCGATACGAATGTGATCGCCGTCCTCGACGAGAACCTTGGTCAAGCTGAATGCCAGACCGTAGACCTTGTAGAGGTAGCGCTGCAGGAACAGCACGCCGCCGGACTGGTAGGACACAGCCATGCCGTCGGGCAGTTCGGGCGCTGCGCCAAAACCATAGAGCACGGGCTCTTCATGGTAGTTGCGCGGAATGCCTTTCTGCTCACGGAACACCATGTTCCATTCGTCGGCGCGCTGGTTGTAGACGCCGTCGAACACTTCGTTAAGGATAGGCTCGACTACTGACCGAAAGTCAGTACTGCGCATAGGGGTAGCCATGACTCAAGCCCTCCTTAAATGCTGTTGACAGCGGCCTTGTACGCGGCTTCGTTCAGACGAACGGTAACCGTGACGTAGGCATCAGTCAAAGAGTCGTTGATGTTGTATGCGAAGCCGGTGATCTGGAACTGGCCAGAAGTCGACTGGATCGCGGTGAGTTGGGTGGTGCTCAGACCGGTTTGGGTCGAGCCACCCGGCGAGGCCACAGTCCAGTCGCACTCTTCGCCGACAGCGGTTTGCACCGTGGTGCCAGCCGAAGGGTTGGTGTACTGAACGTCGTACAGCGTTTCCGGGTCGTCGTACACCCAGGCAACGATCTCCGTGCCTGTAGCGCCCGAAGGCCAGAAGGGGCTGATGGTGGGCTTGCCCGAGGCGTCGAGGTACTGGCAACCGGCAAAGATGCCGAGCAGCGTGATGCCGTCGGTCGTGCCGGAGCGGGTACCATCGCTGGTGCCGAGCTGGATAACACCGTTGTCGGTCAACTTCACGGGATCGCCCGAGAAAATGTTGGCCGCATAAGTGCTAGCGATTACATAGGCTTTCGGGCGCATCTGGCCACTGTTGTGGTAAGACGGACGAAAACCAAAGGGTGCGCTAGTCGAAGACATAGTGACCTCCTATTTGGTCAAAGGGTTGCGTCATGAGAGGTCAAACATGGCCTCTCGGTCATGTCCCATCTCCAAGTTGCCTTCCCCAATCTGCAGCTTTGACTTTGAGGATCGCGCCTGCTGCTCCAAGAACTCAGCCGTGTCGGTGAGCTTCTCTTCCTCGCGCAACGGTGCATGGTGATGTGCCTCAAGCATGTACTTCTCATAGAGAGAAATCGGCAGCTTGAATGCGAGCATCTCATTAACACCAATGAACCCCGTCCAGTCGCCGGTCTTCAGCGTGGCGTAGTCCCAGCCGGGAATGTCTTCCGGCTTCACGGGTTCATAACCCAGACGCATCCGCATGTGGATGGAGTCGCGCGGGTTAGTGGTAGTCAGCCAGCACATATGCCAGCCGGGGATTTTAGGCAAGTCCGGTAGAGAGGACTGAAAAAACTGCTGACGGAACATTTCAACCCGCTCTTCATCGGAAATTTCGCGATTCTCAGTTACAGAACGATCTAGCATCGCTCTATTTTCGCGGCCTTCTCCAGCGGATTTCTTCAGGCGTTCGTCGGTCATGTTACTCGCTCCTTCCAGCGATTGATTGAAGTATAGGGTGGAAAAGTTGAAAAGGCAAGCCCTCTCACGCGCGGTTCAGCCGATCGTACTCGGCATAACGCTTGACGTACTTGGCACGCAGCACGGGGTCATCCCATACTCCTGCCTCTACCAACGCCTGCTTGCGCTCCGGGGAGACGTAAATCTCCTTGCGAGTGCTGGCAGGAGCATGTTCACGGCCCGAACCCACAGCAGGTCCACCCCTGGGTTCGCGACGCGGTTCGTTACGTTCTTCAGTGTTGGCGGGGCGCTTTGTCTTGGGGGCAAAGCGTTCCGGCAGTCGGCGCGCGGCGCGACGGCGCAGCTCGTCCCAGTAGTCGGAGGAGCGCGGGTCGTAGCCGTCTTTGGCGAGCGACTGGTCAATCGCGATGACGATGGCGGAGTCTTCGTCGCGGCCCTGTGCGTCGTACCAGGGATGGTCCGCGATGAACTCTTTCGCGTAGCTCATCGTGATGTCGTCAATCTGCTGCGGTTGAGACTGAGGACGCTGCGCTGCGACTTGGGTCTTCTGCGCGTTCAGCTGCTGGATCTTAGCCAACGCTTGGTCGCGATAGCGCATGGCCTGGGTGACGTCTTCGCCGTTACCCGCAGCCACCGCCTTGGCAATGACACGTTCAGCCATATCGGCTTCTTTTGTCGCCTGAGCAATCTCAGCGTCAAACGCGCTCAGGTCCAGCTTGTGGGTGCGCTGCTCTTGAGCCGACACGCGGCGCTCGAGGTCGTCGTTGCGCTTGCGCAGGAAGTCCAGTTCAAGTTTGTCACGCTTGATGGCCTCGTCGCGGCGCACCTTGCGTTCTTGTTTCTCAAGACGACGGCGCTCGCGAATCGCCTCGCGTTCGTCTCCGCTGTCGTCATCGTCATCGTCAGACCGGGCAACGGGGTCGTCTTCCTGATCATCATCGTCGTCTTCGACGTTCTGAGAGAGCTTGCTCTCGTCTTCAATGATGACGATATCTTCGTCGTTGTCATCGTCTTCGCGAAGTGCTTCAGCCATTGTTCATCTCCTTTTCAGATGAATGCCTTGATGGCCAGCGGGTCAGTGGTCACCTGCCCGATGATATCAAGGTCGTTAAAGATTACAAACATCGCAGATTCCATGTCTCCGGTCGCGGTGCGCTCACCCAGAGGGACTTCCCAACGGTCGCCGCCGTACTTGGGCACACGAACGAAGTCACCGGGTTTACACCACTGACCTTCGGGCCAGCTCTCCTGCGTGTTACGGTTCTTGAAGGCCAGCGGACCCGTGCTGATGACCTTAGCCACCTGCGTGTTCCACTTCTCAGTATCCCGCGACTCGCTGTGAAGAATTAGCCCGCCCGCCGTCATGGTCTTGGGGGTGCGGATTTGAACCAGAACGCGGCTACCGAAAGGCTGCACGCCCGGATGCACGTCCGGGAAAGCCTTTTCCATTGCGTTCTCAGAGGTCGTTGTCACTATGTTTCTCCTCATCTAGAAGTTTCAAGAGTACATTAACGGCGGCTTCATAACCGGCCACCACGCCCACACGATACCCGTACTCAAAGGCATCGCGATCTTGGGGCCGTCTCAAGGCGTCAACGGCGAACTGCTGTTGTTCTGCCTTGAGACGGTTTAGAAGTTTGGCTTCAATACTCACGCTTGGTTCTTTTCAGGCTTGGGGGCCGGGGGCAGCGACTGCCCGTCGACCTTCTCGCCTGCCGCCATGCGGTGCTTTTGCTTAACCATGGCGCTGTTCATCTGGACTTCTTTGGACGTGTTGGGGTCGTCGCTCATGACGTTCTCCTTTTAGGGGTTGGGGTTGATGCCTGAACCAGTACTCACTGCGACTCTCTCGCCCGTGGCCATCTCGGCTGCGGCGAGCAGTTTCGCGGTATCGTTGTCTGCCTTGTTCATGCGCTCGCGGGCAGCGAGGTCTGCAGCGGTGCGCTCGTTCTCGGCCATCTGCTTGATCTGCTCCGACTGCAGCTTCTCTGCGCGGTCCTGCTGACGGTCGGCCAGCTTCGCGGCTTCGAGCTGCTGAGTTTGCTGCAGCTTCTGCTGGTCCAGCTGGACGCGCATCTGGTTGTACTGAGCGCGCTCCTGCAACGACTGACCCTGGAGCTGCGCATTGAGCTGTGCAATCTGCATGCTGTTGTCTGGCGGCATAGGTGGTTGCGGCTTGTACTGTTCGGCGAACTTGGTGAGTTCTGTGAGCTGCTCACCGAAGCCACCGAGTTGCTGTTCGATAAGCTGCTGCACCTGAATAATCAGCTTAACCTGCTGCTCGGCATCATCCTGGATCAGCTCTTCACTCTGCGCCCGGTCTACGGCGCTGTGCGCCTCGACCAAGTAATAGTTCAACACGTGGTCCTTTAGGTGCTGGGACAGCGCGTAAATGCAAGACGGCATGATTGCCGGGTTAGAGCCCAGCAGAGGCGACTTCAAGAACGCCATATGCGCCATGATGTGCGCCATGTGGTCTTGCTGCGGTAGCACGTAGATGGGGCGGCTCATCGCGGCTGCGACGTTCTCGCTAACGGGGTCAAGATCTTCGTTTGCCGGCTCAGGCTGAAGTACCTCCTCGCTCGGCACCTTGAGAGTGCGCAGGAACATCTGCTCGACCTTACGCGGGTCATATAGCTGGGGCATCGCCTGTGCCCGCTGCATGATTGCCTGAACCTGAGCGAAACGCTGCGTCTCGCTGAAGATCGCCGGGTCGCTGACAGGGATGACGTCCAGCGGGCCGTCAAAGTCAGACGGATCAATCTCAAGCCCAGAAGCCTGAGCCTCGACGTCTTCTTCGGTCAGGTAAGCCGAGTTGATGCGGTGCAGGATCTTGAAGCACCGGGCCATCGCGCTGTGCAGCCGGGAGTGAATGCTGCTGAACACAACCATGCCCTGCTCAATCAGCGCCATCGTCGTGCCGACCGGCTGGTTGGGGTTCTGGTCCGACAGCTTCTCAAACGAGGTCTGCACCACACCCTTACCCGCGTCAACTAAGAAGCCCAAGAGCTGGAACAGCACCGGGCTCGGCGGGTTGAACGGCATAGGCT